AAATGTAGAAGATAAAACATGTTTCTTCTATAAACACATTGCGATTAGTCATGGCATTAAGTCACCTACAAAGAGAATTCCATATACTTGGATATTCGATGGTAACTTTAATTTAGCTAAACATCCAAAAAAAGAAATATTAGTTAATGCTAACACAACTAAATATTTGTGGGGCAGAGACTATCCAAACGAATAAAAATGGAAGATAATAAAAAATACGACATCGTTGTAGTTAGTGGAGGATTTGACCCCGTACATAAAGGTCATGTTAGAATGTTCAAAGCTGCTAAAAACATGGGCCATAAAGTTATATGTGGCTTAAATTCTAATCAATGGTTAGTTAATAAAAAGGGTAAAGCATTTATGTCATTTGCAGAAAGAGCCGAAATATTAGAAGCATTCAAATATGTGGATGATGTTATGTCATTTAAGGACGATGATGCTGGTTCGGCAATTGAATTACTTATGAGAGTACATTCTCTTTATCCTGAACGTTCTATTGCGTTTGCAAATGGAGGTGATAGAACAAATAAGAATACACCAGAAATGGGCTTTTGTAGCGCGTATAACATAGATATGATATGGAATATTGGAGGTGGTAAAATACAATCATCTTCTGAATTGATAAACAAAGCAAACGAATATGGCTCATAATAAACACACTGAAAGTCTTTTTAATCAAGACATAAATTTAATGATGCCAAATCGACAAGCATGGTTGGACCTTGCGGGTGATTGGGTTGACCCTTTTCCTGCACCGGAATTAGTAGACCACGATGGATTTAAAGTAGTAAGAGAAGACTTAATGGGATTTGGTTCAAAGTGTAGGTTTGGAGATATTTTAGTACAAACATGTCCAAAAGATACTTTAGTATACGTACAGCCGAGATATGGTTTTGCTGGAATTTCACTTGCATATTTAGCCAAAAAATATAATAAGAAATTAGTTTTATTTAGTCCATCTCAAAAAGAGATTTCCGATCATCAAGCTATTTGTGTTGAAAGAGGGGCAGAAATGAAATTTAGAAGAGTCGCGGCGATGCCAAATCTAAATAGAATCGCAAAACAATGGGCAGAAGATAATAATGCGTTTTTTATTCCACTAGGACTTAAACATGAACTAGTCACTGCAGCTGCGGTAAAGGTAGCGTATGATTTAGCAGAAAAATATGGATATCCAGATGAAGTTTGGTCTGCTATTTCAACTGGAGTATTACAACGTTCTTTACAAATAGCTTGGCCTGACGCTAAATTTAATGCAGTCGCTGTTGCTAGAAATATAAAAGCCGGCGAAAGAGGTAGGGCTACGATGTGGTCTCATCCAAAAGCGTTTAATCAAGATGTCAACAAAGAATATAATCCACCGTTTCCATCTGCTATGAATTACGATGCTAAAGCATGGGAGTTTATGACAAAGCATGGTTCACCAGGTGCTTGGTTTTGGAATGTAGGTGGAGACCCAAAGCCAGAATTAGAAGATACGAAAATTATTACAGATTCTAGAAGAGACTGGGGAGAAATAAGAGATGAAAAAATGAAACAACCCACAGTAAATTCATAAAATTAATATACAAATAAAAATATATGGCAAATTCAGATAACAAATGTGCAGATTTAGAAGTTACAAACTTCTACGATACCGACAACGATACTTTAGGTTTGATTTACAATAAACAAATTGAACTACAAAAACGTTTAGGTTTTGATTTTACAGGTTGGACTCTTAAAGAGATAGCCGATTTTTGGTGTGTAAACAAACACGCAATGTCAGACGAACTAAATGAAATGTTTGATGCACTTGGAGGCATTAATGACGGCATTGGTTCAGCAGCTTGGAAATATTGGAAAGGTACGCACAAAGATGCTGCTAATATGAAAGTTGAAGATTTGTCAGAGGCTGATAGGTTAGAATTATTTTATGAGTGGATTGATGGATTGCACTTTTATATGAATTTTGCAATTTCTATTGGAATGACAGCTAAAGATATTGTTAACTTGTACATGGCAAAGAATGCAGAAAATCATGACAGACAAAACCGAGGCTATTAATGTTATTAGACATTGAACAAACAGATAAAGAATTAATTATCTCCTACTACAATAAGGAAGGTAAAGTTTCTTTTAAAAGATATCCAGTCAGCCAATTCCAAAATTGGGTAGTGACTGAAGAAAAAGACAAATGGAAAGATGGTACAGTTAGAAACTGGGACGGGAGGCCACTTAAGAGAAGTTTGTCAAGAGGATTTAATAAGTTTTCTCTTCTTTATTTTATGGACAGTTTACCTGAAAAGGATAGAGAAGAAATTTATGAATTCAATATGCCAAGAACATACTTTGTCGATATTGAGACAGAGATTGTCGATGGTTTCCCTAAACCAGAAGAAGCTAAGTCAAGAATCTTAACTTTTTCCATTATTACACCCGAAAGAAAAGCAATTGTATTAGGTCTAGAAGACCTTTCTTCAGAGCAAATTAAAAAGATTGAAGACGATACAAATGCACATATGAAAAATTATGACCAAGATTGGGAATTTAGCTATTACAAATTCGATAACGAATATAATATGTTATATACATTCTTGCATAAGTTTTTACCTAAGTTCCCAATGATGACAGGGTGGAATTTCATTAACTATGACTGGCAGTATATCGTTAATAGATGTAAAAGACTACAAATCGACCTGACTGAGGTGGCTATCACTGGACAGTTAGATAGAAATGATAGTAGACCAGTTCATATGGGAATCTTAGATTACATGCAACTTTATGACAAATATGATAGGTCTGTTGCTGTAAAAGAATCCAACTCACTTGATTTTGTATCAGGTGCAGTATTGGATGTACAGAAAATCAAATATACAGGTTCACTTCAAGATTTGTATGAAAATGATTTTCAAAAGTATGTTTACTATAACGTAGTCGACTCCGTGTTGGTTTACTATATAGATAAACAACTTAGATCGATGGAAGTTCTATTAACTCTTGCTACTATTACTAAAATGCCTCTTTACAAAGCTGCGTCTCCCGTGGCAGTAACAGAATCGTTAATTGCAAGAAAATTAGCAGAACAAAACAAAAAGATCGGTATTGAATATGGTAGAGAAGACGCGAAAAAAGACGGTAAGTTTCAAGGCGCGTTTGTTAAACAACCGATTGTTGGATATTATAGTGGAGTAAGCGCCTTTGATTTCGCTTCTCTATATCCTTCAATTATGAGACAGTTTAATATTTCTCCAGATTCATTTGTCGAACAAGTCAACGAAATCGATATAGCTGAGCGAAGAAAGGATAAAAATGTAATTGTATGTGAGAATGGAGTAGTCTATAAAAAAGAAGATTCTATTCTTAAGAAAATCTTAAGTGACCTTTATGCACAACGTAAAGAATACAAAAAGACTTCTTATTCATATTATGAGAAAGCTCACGAAATTAAAAAAAAATTTAGGGTCTAATTTTAGAAGTTTTCAAATAGTAGCGCGATATATAAATTAACACATAGCAGCGCTGCTATTATTTAAACTTCTAAGAGATTGAAACTGGCCTATAGGCCTTTTTTAGTCTAAAGACCATTACGTCAAAAATATAATTAAAAAAAATAATAGCAATATGTCATCACTCTTTAAAGAAAGAATAGAATTTAAGCCTTTTGAGTACCCAGAGTACTACACTGAAGGTTGGTTAAAACAAGCTCAAGCTTTTTGGTTACACACTGAAATTTCAATGCAAGGCGACGTCAAGGATTGGAATGAAAATCTTATGCCACATGAAAAGAATATCGTAGGAAATATTCTTTTAGGTTTTGCACAAACTGAATGTGCAGTATCTGATTATTGGACAACTATGGTAACTAGATGGTTTCCTAAACACGAAATCAAACAAATGGCAATGATGTTTGGTTCTCAAGAAACAATACACGCTACAGCTTATTCTTATTTAAACGAGACATTGGGTCTAGAAGATTTCGCAGCATTTCTTCATGAACCAGCAATTGCTGAAAAATTTGAACTTTTAACTTCTACTTCTGCAGATTACACACATGAAGATTTGGCCACAAATCCCCAAGCAAGAAAGGAAGTTGCAAGGTCTTTAGCTATTTTTTCTGCGTTTGCAGAAGGTGTATCTCTTTATTCTTCATTTGCAGTATTATATTCATTTCAAATGAGAAACCTTCTTAAAGGTATCGGTCAACAAATGAAATGGTCAGTAAGAGATGAATCTTTACATTCAAAAATGGGATGTCAATTATTTAATCATATGTGTCAAGAATATCCTGAGCTGAAACAATCTGTAGAAAATGATGTAAAAGAAGCAGCTAAACTTATGAAAGACATGGAACATAAGTTTATTAATAAAATGTTTGAACAGGGTGATTTAGATAATATGAAAGCTGACGATCTTAAGCATTTTATTACTAAAAGAACTAATGAAAAATTAATGGAGTTAGGTTATGATTCTATTTTTGAGTTTAGCGAAGATAAAGCTTCTGAGTTAGATTGGTTTTATCACCTTACAGGTGGTCATACTCACACTGACTTTTTTGCGGTTAGACCAACTGATTACGCAAAAGCAGGTGAAGATGAAAACTGGGACGAAGACGATTTATTTGATTAATACTAACTAAAAAATGAACATGGCAAAAAAACAAACTAATGTAGTAAATCATGGCGAAGAACTAGGATGGGAACTTGGCGTTGATTTTCCTACATGGGCAAATACTGAAATTTACGTTAAAACAATAAGTAATGGTTACTTATACTATGATGAGAAACCAAAAGACGCTTATTGGAGAGTTGCAACTACAATTGCAAGAAGACTTGGTAAACCAGAAATGGCTAGCAAGTTTTTTGATTATATATGGAAAGGCTGGTTAAATTTAGCATCTCCAGTTTTATCAAATACAGGTTTAGAAAGAGGTCTTCCTATTTCTTGCTTTGGTATCGACGTTGCTGATTCTATTCACGACATTGGTGCTAAAAACCTAGAAATGATGCTATTGGCAAAACATGGAGGAGGAGTTGGAATTGGAATCAATCAAATCAGACCAGCAGGCGCACAAATTAAAGGAAACGGAACATCAGATGGAGTTGTACCTTTCTGTAAAATCTATGACTCAACAATATTGGCAACCAATCAAGGTTCTGTGCGTAGAGGAGCAGCATCAGTTAACATTGATATTGAACATGATGATTTTTGGGAATGGCTAGAAATTAGAGAACCTAAAGGTGATGTAAATAGACAATCTTTAAACTTACATCAATGTGTTGTGGTTCCAGATGGTTTTATGCAAAAAGTAGAAGCTGGTGATAAAGAATCAAGAAAGCGTTGGGCTGCAGTTTTAAGAAAACGTAGAGCAACAGGCGAGCCATATATTTTCTTTAAAGGTAATATCAATCGTCAGAATCCGGATGCTTACAAGAAAAATGGATTAAAGGTGTTTATGACGAACATATGTTCAGAGATTACACTACATACAGATGAAAATCACAGTTTTGTTTGTTGTTTATCATCTGTAAATTTAGCCAAATACGACGAGTGGAAAGATACCGACCTTATTTATACTGCAACTTGGTTTTTAGATGGTGTTCTTGAAGAATTTATTCAAAAGGCTAAATTTATGAGAGGATTTGAAAATTCAATCAGATCTGCAGAGAAAGGTAGAGCTCTTGGATTGGGTGTTCTTGGATGGCATACATATTTACAAGATAGAGGAATTCCATTTGAAGGCCTTTCTGCTCAATTTGAAACTCGTAAGATTTTTCAACAGTTAAGAACAGAAACAGAAAAAGCATCAAGGGATATGGCGTTGGAATTTGGTGAACCACTATGGTGTAGAGATACTGGAATGAGAAACACTCACTTAAGAGCGGTTGCACCTACAGTTTCTAATTCTAAATTAAGCGGCAATGTTTCTCCAGGTATTGAACCATGGGCAGCCAATGTTTTTACAGAGCAAACGGCTAAAGGTACATTTATTAGAAAAAATAAAACACTAGAAAGCGTTTTAAAAATAATTAACAAAGACACTAAGGCTACTTGGAATAAAATTCTAGAAGACGGAGGCTCAGTACAAGGTTTAGATTTCTTGCAAGATTATTATGTTGAAGTGGGTACAGTTATTACAAATAAAGAAAATGTAATATCTAAAGCAAAATACGATGCGCTTAATGAAATGCAAAAAGATAAATGGATTGTTGTTAAAAATGTATTTAAAACATTTAAAGAAATTAATCAACTAGATTTAGTAAAGCAAGCGGGCGTAAGACAACAATATGTCGATCAATCTGTTAGTTTAAATTTAGCATTTCCAAAAGAAGCTGAACCTAAGTTTATTAACCAAGTACATTTAGAAGCATATCGACAAGGTGTAAAAACACTTTATTATATGAGAACAGAATCGGTGTTGAGAGGAGATATAGCAAAAGCAGCTATAGACCCAGATTGCCTATCATGTGATGGATAAAGGTGTGGTTTGAAGACCACGTCTTAGGACCGAGATAGTTCTCGGAAAAAAAAGGCCAGGAGTTCGCTACTTCCTGGCCTTACTTTTTTGAAACATTTTATTTCCCCACGATATAATCTATGTTGTCGCAAATTAAAAATACAACAAAATTATGGAAACATTATATTTTATTTTAGGTGCTCTTTCTGTGGTAACTTCGATTGCTATTTTGAGAGTGTTTATGATTAAGAAAGAACTTAAAGAGTTCACAAACGACCGGCTTAAAAGAGCTGAACTATATTTCGACGAATCAACAGATATGCTCGATCGAAGGATCGATCAAGAAATTGATAGAGTTGATAGAATAGAAAGTAAATTATTTGAACATATCGATAAACTAGATAGTGATCGATATAAAAAATTAGAAGAAATCTATACTTATATTGATTCAAGAACTGATAAATTAGAGAATAGAATTGAAACTAAATTTAAAGACAACACATCATTTGTGGATAATATATTCCACGAACTAAATTCACTTAAATCGAGATTTGTTTCTGAGAAAGAAACTGTCTAATTAACCCCAGCGACAACATTTGAAAGGGCTTCGGCCCTTTCTTTTTTATTGAAACATTTTAACAAGACCAAGTATAATAATCAAACATCATTAAATAATAATATTCATTATGAAATTACAAATTAATCGCATTGACCAACATGCACTACCTGGATTTATTAATCGAGTTAAATTAATCGACTCTTTTGTTTACATGAAGATAAACAATGGACAAATTGAATCTACTGTATATCTTCCACAAAGAGATGCGGTAAAACATCACTCTGTAGAAGCTAATTCTATTTTTCAAGTAGATGAGTGGCCAGAAACCGATAAAGAAATGAAAATTGCATTCTTTGAAGGTTCTAAAGTTATTGATGCACTTAAGCACTTTGAAAGCGACGCTATTAAAGGTGAGTTAGAATTCGTAGAGAACGAAGGAGAATTAGTAGCATCTACTCTTAGAATTTTCAATGATGAATTAGAAATCACACTTGCGTGTTCAGAGCCATCTCTTGGCTTTAAAGACCTAACTCAAGAACAAAGAGATGTTATCTTTGCACGTAACGATGCAGAGTTTGACTTTAGCTTTGATACTCACATGATTAACAAAGTTAAAAATCTATTCTCTCTTGACAAAGAAGAAACATTCGGTATTAAATCTGATGTTTCAGGTGTAAATGTAGACGGTAAATCATTTAACGTACTATTGACACCAGACACTAGTGGTAACGGTAATGTTACCGTGTATAAAAAATATCTAAACTTATTAGACAAAGAAGAGCAAACTGTTTATGTTTCTGGTTCTAAAGTTGTTTTTGAATCAAACGACTCTACGACTTTATTGACAGTATCAACTTGCCAAACTGCCTAATATATGGATATTAAGGGGTTAGAACAAAAACCAATAGATGAATTATCTAATGATGAGGCGAAGCTGCTCGTAGACCATTACGAGCAGCTTTCTGCCAAATATACTGCATATGAACAAGCAGTTAAGTTGACACTTAACTCTATCTATGGAGCATTCGGTAATAAATGGTTTCACTTCTTTAACATCGATATTGCAGAATCTATTACTAAACAAGGTAAAAATGCAATTCTTTATTCTGAATCAATACTCAACAAATATGTTAATGATTTTTGGCATAAAGATACTGCTGTTCACCAACAATTTGGTATTAAAGTAAAAGGTAAAATAGAAAAACCTGCAGTAATCTATATTGACACAGATTCTTGTTATGTTCAGTTCCAAGACCTTTATGAGTCTATTATTTGGGAAGACGAATCTAAGCAATTAACAATTGATGAATTTATCTTAGCATTTTATGCTTTTAGACTAAAGGATTACATTGTTAAATGTATGGAAAAATATGCAGATAAAAGAAATACAGATAATTTCTTAATATTTGAACTAGAATCTCTTGCTTACAATGGTATTTGGATGAGTAAAAAGAAATACATTCAAAATATTGCATGGGATGATAAATTAGAAGTAACAGATCGACACCCTTCTTTGAAAAAAGTAAAAACAATTGGATTTGATACGATTCAATCTTCAACGCCTAAATTTGTAAGAGAAAAATTAGTAGAAGCTCTTAAGATTTTATTTAAGTCTAGAGTTACACCAACATCTAAAGATTTACAAACTTTAGTTGAGTTTATGAAACAAACAAAAAAAGAGTTTGCTCTTATAGACGTAGACGATATATCTTTTAATCGTAGAACTAATAACATTGACAAATATATTGTAGATGACCAAATAGAATTACAAGTTGGCCTAAAATGTCCAGCTAACGTAAAAGCTGCAGGTTATTACAATTATCTTCTTAATAATAATAAGAAGTACAAAAATAAGTATAAACTCATTGGTAATGGTGAAAAACTAAAAATTTACAACTGTAAATCACCCATATCAGAAGTTTATGCATATATGCCTAATGAGCATCCATATGAAATTGCTCCTCCGGTAGATTATGACACTCAATTCGAAAAGTCCATGATCGACCCATTAAATAGAGTTTTAACAGCAATTGGATTGCAAACATTAGATACAAATCTAATTTACGCTTCGGCACTATTTTAAACAAATGACAAATATTCTATCACACAAAACAATTATCGATTTGGTAAAAAAATATCCAAACGACATGGAATTGGGCAAACATGTTAGACAATTAGTCTGGCAATTAAATGAACAAAACCCAAAAAATGAAAAGCAATTATCTATATTCGACGACTACGATGAGGATGTTGATACAATTGCACAAAGAGGCATAGACTAATATGGAAGTAAAATTAAATAAAGAGCAACATGATTTTGTAGAAAACTACAGAAGAATTTTGCATAAATTAGCCGATATTCAATATCAAGTAGATGAGCTTCAAACAGAGGCTAAAAAGTATATTAAAGAATTAAATGATTTAAGAGAACAAGAAAGAGCTCTTTTTCCAGACCAAGATGTACTTGATATAAATGAAGAAACAAAGGGCTAATTTAACATATAACTAAAAACAATATCATAATATGGCAAAGAAAGATTTCAGTTTTGACGACATAAATGCAGAATTAAAACAATTGAATCCAATGGGTTCAGTTATGGAAAATTCTACATTCAGTGAGGTTACAGAGTGGATTGACACTGGTAATTATCACTTAAACGCATGTGTAAGTGGTTCGCTTTTTGGTGGCTGGCCAAATAGTAGAACATGTTCAATTGCAGGACCATCAGGTACTGGTAAAACGTTCTTAGTTTTAAACTCAGTTAAAAGAGCAATTGATATGGGATATAGTGTAATTTACTATGACTCAGAAGCTGCTGTTGATAAAGACCAAATGATTAAGTTTGGCATTGATACATCTAAAGTTAACTATCAGCCAATCAATACTGTTCAAGAGTTTAGAACTTCAGTTACTACATTAACTAGCAAAATGCAAGAAATCAAAAGAATTGGTGGTAAAACACCAAAAGTTATGATGATTCTTGATTCTGCAGGTAACTTAGCAACACAGAAGGAAATTGAAGATGCAAAATCAGGTAGTGAAAAAGCTGACATGACAAGGTCTAAAGTTCTTAAATCTATTTTTAGAATTATTATGACACCATTGGCAGACTTAAAGATTCCATTTATTTTTACTAATCACACATACCAAACTCAAGATTTTATTTCTAGACAAGTTGCTGGTGGTGGAACAGGACCAGAATATGCTGCATCGATTGTTTTATTCTTAAACAAAGCACAGCTTAAAGAGTCTAGTGGAGAAAAAGCAGGTATTATTGTTACAGCAAAACCAAATAAAAATAGATTTGCTAAACCACACAATATCAAATTCCATTTACATTTTACAAAGGGCATGAACAGATATGTTGGTTTAGAACAATATATCGATTGGGAAGAAATAGGTATTACTAAAGGTGTAATTGAAAAAGGTGAAAAGATTCCTAAAAAGACCGCAAGAAATTGGATTTGTAAACATTTAGACGAATCAGTACCTAACAAAGATTTCTTCTCAGAAAAAGTCTTTACTCAAGAGGTTTTAGAAAAGATTGAGGCAAGAATTAAACATGTGTTTAATTACAACACAGAAGAGCGTGAAATAGATTTAGACGAAATTTTAGAAGAGGATGCAAATTAATGAGGATAAGTTACCTATAAAATACATTTTAGGTATTGAAAAGGACTTACCCAATTATCCAACATCTTTTGACATATTACTAGCTGAAGTTAAGCTATGTGTTAGAATGCCAGATAGACACAAGGGTAATTTTACTCTACATGCCTTAAAAACTTATAGGTTTCCAGAAACAAGTGAAGACCATTTATTAGATTCAATTGAAGAACTACTTAAATTGGATTTGATCGAAAGTGTCAATGAAACTCCAGGTAAATTATCTTGGAAAATTAAAGAAAACCCATTTGGGTAAACAATATGTGATTTTCACATACAATAATAAACGAAAAATATATTAAATGGAATTTGGACAGGATTTTGAAAAGATTTTCTTCAAGCTTTCTTTAGCAAAGCCAAAATATTTACAGAGCATTAAAGCTGGGTTTTATACATCTGAAGAGATCGATATTTTAAGTAGAATATCTAACCAATTCTATACAAAATATAATGAAACTCCAACTAAAGAAAACCTATCACTATTAACTCAAAGAAATCAAAGAGCTAAAGAAAAGATATCTGAAAATATATTAGATATTTTATTTGAAGTTGATTTAGACCAATATGACGAAGATTGGTTAACTTCTACCGCTGAATCTTGGATTAAATGGCGTACATTTGACACTTCTTTAGTAGATACTATAGAATTTATTAAGACTACACAGGTTACTCCTGAGAATGTAGACAGTATTGTTACTAAAGTTAAAGGTCTTATTAATGATAGAAATAATCTTAGTTTTAATTCTGATTTAGGTTTAGACTTCTTCGATGTCGATTCACACGACCAAAGAGAAACAGAAAAAGTAAGTACAGGTTACAATTTTATTGATAGAATGTTAGGTGGTGGTTATGACAAAGGTGGTAACCTCGTCGTTTATGCAGGTGAGCAGAATATCGGTAAGTCAATTTACTTGGCAAACGATGCTGCCAACTTTGTAAAAATGGGAACCAATACTGTAGTAATTACCGCAGAAATGGCAGCACACAAGTTTGTAAAAAGAATCGGTTCAAATTTGTTAACCATTGATATCAATGATTATGCAGAAAAAGCAAAAAGTAAAGATTCTATTAAAAGAAAATTAGAAACAGTTGGAGATGGCTTTACCCCTCCAGGCCAACTGTTTATTAAACAATTTCCAACATCGCAAGCAACAGTATTAGATATTGAAGCATACGTTAGTCAAATTGAAGAAGAAAGACAAATTAAAATAGGAGCAGTTGTAGTTGACTATATTAATATTTTGGCAAATTACAGAAATCAAAATACTGAAAATACTTATATGAAGATTAAGCAAATCGCTGAAGACCTTCGAGCTATGGGTATTAGAAACGATTGGTTAATTGTTACAGCAACACAAATCACCAGATCTGGCTATAATTCATCAGATATTACAATGACAGATATTGCAGAATCTGCAGGTCTTTCACACACGGCTGATGTTATGTTAGGTATTATTCAAGATGATTTAATGAGAGCCAATAATGAGTATTGGTTAAAGGTTCTCAAAATAAGAGATGGAGAAGGTAAAGGAACTAAATGTAAGTTAAACATTAATTGGAATTACATGAGACTTGTCGAAACAGACGATATTACTAATTCTAATTTACACAGTATATAATTATGGCAAACGATAAAATATTTAATAATTCATTTGATTCTCCTGATTTTGAATTAAACGGTAGTATAAATTTTGATTTAGACCCTTCTATAAAACAGAATCAAGACCAAGAAGAGAAGATTCATTACGATATGATTGCTAGAAAGATTCATGAATTAATTGGACTTTCTAGATTTAAAGTGTTTAATGAAGTCGATGAATTAGGTAAATGTAATAATCTCAAGAAGGCAGATATAAACGCGGTATATGGCTATATAGTAGATGAGATGGGTTCTAAATTTAGTAGAATAGATTTGTTTAGCGAATCATGTGTTTATTTTGACATTAACCCTTCAAAGTTTTATAGTTCACTATCTAATGTCTATAAAGAAGACCTTATTCAAGAACTTGACGATAGAACAGGTATTTTAGAAAAGAAAAACATTAAAAGATTATTTTAAATGATTGATTCCAAAGTAATCAAACAAGGTGCCAAAAGAGTTTGGGTTCTTGGAGATTTACATTTTGGTGTTAGAGCCAATTCAACAGAATGGCTTAATATTCAAAAACATTTCTTTGAAGAACTTTTTATTCCAACTCTTAAGAAACATGTCAAACCAGGTGACGTTTTAGTACAAGTCGGTGACACGTTCGATAACAGGCAAAGTATTAACATTAAGGTACTTAATTATGCAGTTGACTTATTCGAAAGATTAGGTGAAATCTTACCTGTTCACATTATATGTGGTAATCATGATATTTGGGCCAAAAGTTCAAATGAAGTAACTTCTATTGATAGTTTAAAATGGATTCCTAATGTTCAAATATACAAAGACCCCAAACTATTAGATTGGTCAGGAAGAAAAGTATTAATGATGCCTTGGAGAAGAGACGCATCACATGAAGCTGAAACATTAGCGGAATATCCACAAGCTGAAATAGTCTATTGTCATTCAGAAGTAAGAGGTATTTACCTAAATGCAAAGGTAAAAAACGATCACGGTACAGATTCCAATATTTATGATAAGTATACTAGAGTTTATTCTGGCCATATTCACTTTAGACAAAATAAAGGAAAGCTTTTAATGGTTGGTGTACCATATCAATTGACCAGATCTGATTCTAATAATACAAAGGGATTTGACCTCGTTGACTTAGAGACAATGGAAGAGACTTTCTTTGAAAACGATATATCACCTAAGTTTTTAAAGTATAATTTAACACAGTTATACGATATGCCACTGGGACAGTTTAAGAATCAGATAGAGAATAATTTTATCGATCTTTTTGTTCCTTCTAAAATAGCTACAACTAATTCATTAAGTAAGTTAATCAATAAGATACAACATATTGGTAGAAAACTAGAACCAAATATTTATCAAGAAGACAACTATATCGATAAAGATTTTTACGATATTGATGAGATAGAAGATATGTATAAAAATTACAACATATTAAATTTATGTAATATGTATGTTGAAGGTTTAAACGAAGATGAAGATATTAAAGAAAAATTAAAAAAGAAACTAAAACAATTGTACACACAGTGTGCATATAATTACGATATAGAAAAATGAGAATAGATTACGTTGAATTTAAAAACTTTTCTTCATACGGAAATCAAATACAAAGATTAGAGTTTGAAAAGGACCAATCTAAATTGTTTTTAACGCTGGGTAAAAACGGCGATGGTAAAACCACTATTGCCAATGCAATCATTTATGCACTATATGGAAAAGTAGAAGGCGTTAAGTTATCTGATTTACCTAATAGAATTAACAAAGAGCTTTATGTAAAAATAGGGTTAGAATGTAATTCTATGAAAGTAGAAATTGAAAGAGGTTTAATGCCAAATAAATTTACAGTCTTATTAAATGGAGTAGAATTTGATAAAGCTGGTAAAAAATCTGTTCAAGACTATTTGGAAGAAGAAATATTTGGAATACCATATCATGTATTTAAAAATATAATTATCCTCTCTGTAAATGATTTCAAATCATTTTTAACCATGTCAAATCAAGATAAAAAACAAATTATCGATAAGATGTTTGGTTTTTCTATTCTTAATGATATGCAAAAACAAATAAAAGAGGAAAGAAGAGATATTAAATATGATATAGACTCATATGATGCTGAGTTAAATCAAATTATGGATTCAATTGCTTCTGTTAGAGGTAAATTAAATACTTTACTAGAAGAGTCTGCGACTGCCAACGCATCTAAAATAGAAGAATTAAAATCACAGCTATTATCTTTGAATGAGACTGTTAATGAGCTTCAAACTGGTCGTCAAAAAGAAGAAGATGCCATGAATAAGTTCAACACAGAATACAATGAAAAAAGAACAGAAGCTGGAGATTTAAAAAGAGAAATAGATTATCTGAATAAAAAATTAAAACTATACGAAAGTGGACATTGTCCAACTTGTGAAACTAAATTAACTTCTGATTGGCACGTAAAACAAAAAGATTCTTTTACTGAAAAGATTGATGCCAGCACAAATGATATTAAGTCTATTAAAACAGAGATGGATGCTCTGCAAGATAAAGTTTTAAACGCTAGAGATTCTAAACTAGAATTAGAAACACAAATATCAGATAACAAAGTTGCAATGAGAGGTTTAAAGTCAGAACTTATTAAATTAAAAGATAGTTCACAAGGTGCAGACTTCGATCATATGCGAAATTTGATTCAAGAATTTGAAGATAAAGAGGCTGAAAAGTCTAAAAATATGGGCGTATTAAACGCTGACTATAATTTTATGGAAATTGTAGAACAAGTATTAGGTGAAGATGGTGTAAAAAACCTAGCAGTTAAAACTATATTACCTGGACTTAATACTAACATTGCAGCTATGGCTCAAACCATGCACTTACCGTTCCATATTAGATTTGATGAAAAATTTAATTGTATTATCAATCATTTAGGAGAAGAAATAAATCCAATGACTCTTTCTACTGGTGAAAGAAAAAAAGCAGACTTTATTATCATTATTGCTATTATTAAAATCTTAAAACTAAGATTCCCGCAGTTAAACCTCCTTTTCTTAGATGAGTTATTATCTTCGGTAGACCATGACGGTGTTTACAATATTCTTAAGATTTTAAACCAAGTTATTAAAGAGAATAAAATTAATACATTTGTTATTAATCACTCTGTTCTTCCGCATGAAATATTTGATAAGAAAATTCAGATATACAGAGAAAATGGCTTTTCTAAGTTTACGATTGAGAACATAGATTAAAAATGATATATAATTAATGGCAACATATAATTTAAAATTCAATAAAGACGATTCTGTTATTAGACACCTTGTAGTTGGTCTTCTTGCAGATTTAAACAGTAAGCTTAGTTTTTGGAGACAAGTCTCTAATGACGAAAGAGTTGTCGTTGATGTTCCCTTTTTCTATTCAGTCACTGGAGATGAAAACTTTTTAAAAGATGCTTTTTTATTTTCAAACGTAAACGGATTAAGTTGTGACCCAGATGGTCAATTTGCAGATGGCAATTACGATAAGGTACCAAGAGGTATTGTAAACTTAACTTCTTTTAATGTAGACCCTTCTAAATTAATTAACAAAAGAAATTTAGGACAATATTCTATGATGAATGAAAGAGGTTTAATGGAAGGTTTTGTAGCTGAGTTTGAAATGATTCCTGTTGTTTTAGGGGTTGATGTTGAAATTTTAGTATCAAGTCAATTAGATTTGTTCAAAGTTACTGAAGCTATAGTTAAAAAAATGTACAAAGCTAATTTCTATCACGTCGACGCAGGTCACTTAGAAGATGGTACTTATAGAATTTCATCTGAATATATGATGCCAGATGATTATACACAAGAGAGACCAGTTGAATATTCATTTGACGATAAAGAAAACCATAAAGTTACGTTTAGCTTAGAGGTTAATTCGTTTATACCTTCATTTGATTTTGAAGAAGACATTTATCAAAAATTTACTAGAACTTCATTTGCAAATGGTATAACTGGAAACTATGGAGACCCTAACGGATTCTTAGACCCAACTGTACCACCTAGTATTTACATAGATTGCATCAATAACACCAAATGGGAATCAGATGGTACAAAATGGATTTTAATTGAAGAGGGTGTTTCTTGTGAATCTCAAAACGATTTCCTAGGTAATCAACAAACAACTGAAACTCAATTAAAAAGAGTTAGCAGAAGAAAGAAACAATCTAATAGAATGTTTACAATTGGTAACAGTGGATTAAACGAAAAAGGTATAAAAGACGAAGAGATTCAAAGGAATAATTCTATGCTAGAAGACCAATATGGTGTCGAGGGAACTGAATTACCATTCGACGAATAAAATAAGGATATATATTAAAAATCAAAGACCAAAACAATGGGAAAATTAAATAAAGCAATTTTATCACCAGTAGTTGAAGAACAAGGTACAACTTGGTTCAATGTAGCTGGTCATAATTTTAAAATGGCAAACCAAAATATTGAATTGACAGATGATGTTAATTCAACTTTTGTGTCATTAGTAGAAGCTGTAAATACTTTTTCATTTGATGAGAATTCTATTTCATTTTTATATGATTACAATAATAAAACCAGAATTTCTAAAACATCTAATGCAGCTTTAGAATCTTTTGATAAACTAGTAGAACTAGAAGCAAAAGCAAAATTCTTAAATGAATCAAGAAAGAAAGTAAGTTTAAATTCAAAAACAAAAACAGCAGTCGGTACAGTGCAGGAAGAATTATCTTTAGTTGAATCAGAAATTAATTCAATTAAAAAATCTTCAATTGCAGTAAGATTTTCATATAATGTAACTGAAAACAAATTTTACGCTAATAATATAGAAATGCTAAATGTAGGCTTATCATTATCTGAAAGCGTATTTTCTGCAGGTTATATTAAGTATGAAGATAAAGCTATTTTTAATTTATTTGAGCTAGCTTCTAACCACTTTAATTTATTTAAAACGTTAGATTTCGTTACAGAGACTAGAGATAATGATATTGTTTCTGTTGCAATGAGATCGGGCAATAATACATTTGTTTTCGATTTAAACGAGTCTACTAGAATTTCAGCATTTAAAAGACTATTAGCTGACGAAGCTATTGAGTATGTTGCTGAAAGAACGGGAGCAGATATTACTTTTATGGTTGAAGATATTTTAGAATCTTTCGTTGCAAGAAGAGAAGCTAAAACAAAAAAACTATCACTAATGCAAGAAATGATTTTCTTCTTGAAGGACCAAAAGGGTAGATTAGCCGAAGCAAATAGAAACCTAACAGATATCAAAGCAGCTGATAATTTATTAGATTCTGAAATAAAAAGAATTTCAGAAGAAATTACTGAATTGGAAAATGAAGATTTACTAACAACTGCAGATGGATATATTGATGCTACTTTATCAAGAGAAGTTGATGGAGTTGCAGCAGATACTGAACTTAAAGTTGATGCATTAGAATATACTAGTGCAGGTAAAAACGACATTTTAACTGTATTTTTAAACGACGAACCTTTTAGAGTTGAAAAACACAGTATAAACATCCCAAGTAAAGAAGGTATTTAATATCCCTCACAGCTTAGAGCTTTACTTACAAATTAATAGAAGCTCGTTTGGAAACAAACGAGCTTTTTTTCGTATAAAAACAAATAAAGCAATTTAAACATGCCTAGAAAGAAGAATTATTTAAACAATAAAGATTTATATAATGCAATTGTAGAATCTAAACAACAAGATAAGTTAACGCCCACTGCAGAAAAAATGTTAGTTCTTTTAGCAGAGCGAACAATTAGAAAATTAACTTATGTAAACGAAGACGATAGGCAAGATTGTTTGCAATTTGCTCTATTAGACCTTTTAAAATATTGGCGTAATTTTAATCCAAAATATACTAACGCATTTGCTTATTTTACAGAAATAGCAAAAAGAGGTTATGCGAAGGGTTGGAATAAAATTCACCCACAAAAATATAAAAATACAATGTCTATTGATAGAATCACCACAGGAAAAGGTGGAGATGATGGAGGTGGAATGTTCAATATATAATGTCTATAAAAAACTTAAAACCCACCGGTAATTCGGGTTTTGTACAAGGTTATTTTACACCGACAAATCCAGATAAGTATATTGGGCCAACGCCTATAATATACAGATCGTCATGGGAACGTAAGTTTTGTATTATGTGTGATACTAAAGAAACGGTAGTTAAGTGGTCCAGTGAGCCTGTAGAGATTAAATATATAAGTACAGCAGATAAAAGAGAACACAAGTATTATCCTGACTTTTATATGAAAACTAAAACCGATGAAGGTTATGAAGAGTTTTTAGTCGAGATAAAACCTGAAGCTCAAATCAAAAAACCAAAACCACCAAAAAAGAAAAGTCAAAAGGCACTTAAATCGTATAAATTTTTAGCGGAGCAATTTATCAAAAATAGAGATAAGTATGCATATGCTAAAGCCTGGGCAGAAAATAGAGGTTGGAGATTTATAGTTTTAACTGAGAAGACACTTAAATAATGGGTCAAATTAGAAAAGACATAAGAAAATTATCAAAAGAGGCTGGTAGTAAAACTAAAGCTAGAAGACAGTCTGAAGATTGGTTTGCAAAATCATCTAAATCTATTAGAGAAAGTGCAGTAAAAAATTATGCTCGTCCATTTAAAACTGGCATGATTCATGTTTTTAGATATGATAAACCCAAACATATTGAAAGGTTACCGTGGTGGGATTCAAACCCAGTGGTATTGGCTTTAGACCCAACTGAAGCTGGAAATGATTTAGGTATTAATTTAAATTTATTGCCAGTAAGAGTTAAAGAGGATATGTTAGATATGATATATGATAGGATGAAAGGAGAGATTAAATCTCAAACATCTGGCGGCCGAAGTAACAATGCATTAAAACAAGGTCAAATTAAATTTACATATGATGGTGCCAAAAAATATTTAGAGCAATTCGGATTAGATTTTGCTATTAGACAATACATTCCCCAACTTAAATCAAATCAAAAAATAGTGGCCTATGAACATTGGGCTAAAATAGTACTATGTGATTTTATCGAGTTAAATGGAACTACTATTGGTAAGATAAAATATGCGTTTAGAAACCACCTTAAAAAATAAGATATATAAAAAAGAATATAATAATAAAACAATATGGCAGGATTTACAGACAGAAATGGACCATTAAGTAATAGTTCAAAACCGTTTAGCCTTTCAAACTCTTTGAAAACGCTATCTAGTTTTGGTATGCGTTATGATGATTTGGTTCTAAGACAATCTCAAGCTATTGGTCCGATGGAAGCAGAAATCGGATATGGCCAAATGAATCCTTATGGTGTTGATAGCGATGACATCTATGGTGCATTTGCCGCAATGTCCATGACGGACACGAATCTTAAGAAGAACATACCATTTTTCGACCAAGCTTATCCAGCTAAAAGAGACGAACTAAGAGCATTTTCATTAAACGATGAAGTAGAAGATATTTTAGATATTCTATGTGATGAAACTATAGTATATGATGATAAAAACTTCTTTTGTCAACCTGAGATTTTAGGGCTTGATGTATCTAACGATGTAGAAAAGGACTTAAACAAATACTTTAGACAAATCTATCACTATTTTGGTTTTAATTCTGACCAATCTGCATGGTATTATTTTAGAAAATTCTTAATTGATGGTTATCTAACATTTGAGATAATTTATTCCCCCGATCAAAAAGAAATTATTGGATTTAAAGAATTAGACCCAATCACACTTATTCCAGGTTACAATCACGATGATGGTAAAAAGGTTTGGGTACAATATAAAGACGATCCAGTAAAAGAAAGAAAATTATATGATTCACAAATCATTTATCTTTCTTATTCTTCAATTACCACTGCATCTAGAGTTTCATATATTGAGAGATTAACAAGAGCATTTAACTTGTTAAGAATTATGGAACACACTAGAGTTATCTGGGCTGTAACTAACGCTTCATTCAGAATGAAGTTTATTATTCCGGTTGGTGGTAAATCTAAAACAAGAGCAAAACAATCACTTGCTCAATTAATGAATTCATATAAAGAAACGGTTGATTTTGATTGGGAATCAGCAACGTTGGCCACAGACGGTAAACCAATGTTACAATTCTCAAAAGAATATTGGTTACCTTCTAAAGATGGTGAAACTCCAGAAATTGAAACACTTGGAGGTGAAGGTCCAGACCTATCAGATACAGAAGCACTTAAATACTTCTCTGATAAATTAAAGCATGTTTCTAAAATTCCATATTCTAGATTTTTATACGAAGATGGCGGAGGTGACTTTAACCTTGCTGCCGATGGTATGATTAGAGATGAAATCAAATTTGGTAAATTTATCAAAAGATTAAGATCGGTTTTCCAAGAAATTATGGTGAAACCTCTTTATATTCAAATGTGTCTAAAATATCCTGAGTTTACTAATGACCCTCAGTTCAAAACACAAGTTGCACTGAGATTTAATGAAGAAAATGTCTTTGCTGAATTAAAGACAATGGAAATCATGGAACGTAGATTAGAATTTATCGGCTCTATGAGAGATTCATTAATGACAACTAATCAAGAAACAATGGAAGAAGAATATTACTTCGATCAAGAGTACTTAGTTAAGAAATATCTTAAACTAACTGATGATGAGATTAGGGCTAATAATGCTGCTAAATCAAAGCAAGCTAAAGATGACGCTGAAGCGCCAGAGCCAGAAGACCCATTCGCAATGTAATATCTTAAAAAAGGAAAGAATATATAAACTATGAAGATTATACAAACATTTGAAGAATTCATTCAAGAGGACGCTCTTAAAGCAGGCGAAGAATCTAAATTATATGTCGATGATGTTAAACTAGATTCAGGTCCTACGATTAAGGCGGCAGAGATTTTGGGTGCTATTACAACAGCTAAAACCGAAGATGAATTTAAAGACTATTTTTACGCAGAGTATGGTGAAGCTGCATTTGCAGAAGGAGAAATGGACGTTATAGTTGGGTTCTATTTAGATAAGGCTGCCGAAGACGCAGAGGCCGAAAAAGAGGCTGAAAAAGAGGAAGAAGGAGCTGAAGGAGGGGACGACGATCCACTGGCAGACATATAATAAGATATTTCAATAATAAAATAGGATATATATTAAAAATAGAAAAACTATAAATATGAAAAATACAAACGATTTATTAATCGTCGAAATGTCGTCTTCAGCACTGAGCTCAGTTCAGAACGAAGAAAAAGCGTACATTCTCGAAGGTATTTTTGGTCAAATCGATCAGAAAAATAGAAACAACCGTATCTATACGGAGTCTGAATATGTTCCACAGATCGAAGCACTTCAAGCTAAGATCGACGCTTCTAAACTTTTAGGAGAATTGGACCACCCTACTTCATTTGATACTTCACTTAAAAACGTATCTCACATCATTGAAGAACTTCATTATGATAAAGACACAAAGCAAGTAAGAGGTAGAATTAGATTATTAGATACTGATGCTGGTAGACAAGCTAAGGCTTTAGTTGATGCTGGTATTCCTTTACAAATTTCATCAAGAGCAGCAGGTGCCGTTGAATCTAACGGTAAAGTAAAAATCAAACAATTATTTACTTACGACCTGGTTGCCGATCCTGGTTTTGAAAATGCAGAATTAAAGAGAGTTAACGAATCTTATGGATTTGATAATGATTCTGGTTTATGGATTTACGAAATGAACAACGAAGGTAAGGTTGAAAAAGAAAACATTGAAACTATAACAACACAAATAAAAGAAAATAAAAACATGGCAGAATTTGTAAAGGCTGAAGACTTCAACAAGTACTCAGAGTATTTAGCGAACGAAATCAAGTCGATTAAAGAAGATATCAACGCTAAGCAAGAAGAAGCTGGCGAAGATAAAACAGTTGAGAATTTAACTCATCATAACGATCACATTGTTGAAAGCGTTAATAAATTATCAGATTACGTTGGTTATCTAGCTGAAAAACTAGATGAATCTATTCAGTATACAGAACATGTTGCTGAAAAAACAGACCAAGGTATTTCTTATAGTGAATCTATTGCTGAAAAACTAGATAAAGGTATTCAATATTCAGAGCACTTAGCTGAAGCAGTTAGTAAAGTAAAAGACTTTGCTGATTATTTAGCTGAAGCACACAATGAAGGTGCTGCAACACATGAAACACTTGTTGGTTATGTTGAATATTTAAAAGAAAACTTACAATCAGTTTCAGAATATGCTGAATATATCGCTGAATCAATTAATGAAAACTTTGTTACAGAAGAAGACGAAGCTGAAGAGCCAGGTCTAGAAAAAGAAGATGCTGAATCTGCAGAAGAAATCGTTGATAACGATGGAGAAGGTGACGTTGAAGGCGAAGAAGTAGCAAAAGAAGCTGGTGAAGATAATGAAGATGAATTAGAAGACGTTACGGAAGTTGGACCAGAAGGTGAAACTGAATCACAAGACGAAGCTGTTGAAGTTGAAGCTGAAGAAGAAGTTGAAGAAGAACTAGAAGGTGAAGTTGAAGCTGAAGAGTCTGACGATGATGACGATGATGACGACGATGACGACGATGATGATGACGATGACGATGAAATTGAAGAAGTTGAAGAATCTGATGAAGGCGCAAAAGATGTTGAAGATATCGAAGACGAAGAAGTTGAAGCAGGTGATAACTCTGAAGAGGGTGATGTATCTGAAGAAGGTGAAGGTAAATCAGTAGAAGATATCGAAGGCGAAGAAGTTGAAGCAGGTGATAACTCTGAAGAGGGTGACGTTGAAGGCGAAGACTTCGAAGAAGCTGAAGAATTAGAAGATGAATCAGAAGAATCTGATGCACAAGTTGAAGATGAATCAGAAGAAGTTGAAGCAGGTGAAGGCGAAGAAGAAGCTGAAGGCGAAGAAGGAGCACACGATCCTTTGGAAGCATATAAAACTGAAATCTCTTCTAAACTAGATAAATTAGTTGAAAATGCTCAAGCTAAAGAAAATGAAAATCCTTCATTCTTTAGAGTAGTTTCATCTAAAACAAGAGAAGCATATAACACATTAAGTGAAGATGCTAAAACAAACGTTAGACAAAGAGTTGCAAAAAGAGGCTTTATGACAGAAAGAGAAATCTTAGCACACATTAACGAATCACAATTAATCGTTGAAAGTGCTGGTCAAGCTCCTTTATATGTTTCAGCAATGCCAACAGAGTATGCTGAAAAATGGGAAAACTTAAGTGAAGCTAAGCAAAATCAGATTCACGCTCAGGCAAAGTATCACACTTTAAATACTGAGTATCAAGTTAGCAATTTCTGGCAAACTAGAGATTTAAGAGAAACTCCAGTTAATTTAGAAAAAGTTGAAATGGTAAAAGAATCTAAGCAAGTAGAAGAAAAGAAGGACTTATATGACACTTCTAAGTACGCTGAAGCTTTCAAGAAAAGATTTAACAAATAAAAGATATATAATAATATAATCGACGATAGGGTGACAGAAGCAGAAAACCCAAGTATGTCGAGTTTTTAACTAAACACAAATAAAAAAAACGATCATTAAAAATGGCAAATTTATTAAACGAAGCTGAGATCAGAAATACTTGGGCGCCAATCATCGAAGAGGCAACTGGTATTAATGAATCAGAAAAATTAGCGTGGATGTCGCAATACTGCCACAACCACAAACTGTATGAAGACGCAAACATTATGTCTTTATCAGACAACCCTGGCCCAATGAACCTTTCAGGTATGGGTGCAGTAACATTCCCAGGTAGCATTTCACAAGGTGCTGCTGACGGTGCTACTGGTTCAGGTGACAAAGCTCCAACTTTACTTCCTTTAGCGATGCAAGTTGCAGCTCAAACAATTGGTTTAGACTTAGTTCCTGTTGTACCAATGGCAGGTCCTATGGGCTTATTATCTTACCTAGACTTCACTTACCAAGGTGGTAGATTAGATAACGCTCAAGCTCCAACTTACGTTAAGACTGACGGTACTCCGGCAGACGCAACTAAAGAAGTTGAAGTAGGTACTTCAAGAATCGACGGTTTAAAAATCTACTCAGTAGGTTCAGCCTTAAGCGCTGGTCAAACTATTGCTGACTTATTCACTGGTGAAACTACTATTGAATTAGTTGCTGCATTAGAAGACCACGTTCCTGGATTCTCAGGTGGTACTGACGTCTTAGACGCAAACGATGAAGTTCTTTACAGAAAGCCTTTCAATAGAGATGCTGGTGAAAAGACTGCTGACAAAGTAATGGGTCTTTCATTATTCAGTAAATCAGTTGCTGCGGAAACTTTCCAAGTAGCTGCTGCTGTAACTAGAGAGCAAATCCAAGACTTAAAACAATTCGGTGTTGACGCTGTAGCTCAAGTTGAGTCAGTATTAACTAACGAATTAACTCAGTCAATCAACCAACACATCTTAGGTAAAATGAGAGAAATCGCTAAATCTGATTTATTAAGCGGTGTAGCTCTTGATTTAACTTTAGACGGTGGAGAAACTAGAGGTGATGCTCATAGAAGAATCTTAACAAACATTTTAGCTGCTGCTAACTTAATTGCTATCAGAGGTAGAAGAGGTGCTGGTAACTTCGCTGTCGTAGGTGGTAAAGTTGCATCTGCATTACAAGGTGTTGCAGGATTCGTACCAAACCCAATGGCTAACACTTTCAACCAAGTTGCAGGTGCTATCTTCCCAGTAGGTTCGGTTGCAGGTATCAACGTATACACTGACCCTAACTTAGGCTTTGGTGAAGCTGAAATCTTAGTTGGTAGAAAAGGTGACGGAAACGGTCCTGGTCTAGTATTCATGCCTTACTTAATGGCTGAATCAGTACAAGCGATCGCTGAAGGTACAATGGCTCCAAAAGTAGCTGTGAAATCAAGATACGCTTTAGTTGAAGCTGGTTTCCACACTGCTGAGCAGTACCAGAAGTTCTCTTTAGACGCTTCTAAATTCTCACTATAATCTAGATTAGAGATTTTAATATTAAAGGCCCTCGAAATGAGGGCCTTTTTTTTGTTTGGAAATTAAGCAAATTAGAACAGATATATAAAGTATAATCTAATATTAAGTTTAAAAAAAATATAACAATGATGAAATTAACTAAAAAGATAATGTTATTTGAAGACTTCTCAGCAAGTGCATCAGATAAACAAAATGCACAAGCAAGTGCACCTACTACAGCTAATTCTGTTGCAGTTGATGCAACTGCTCAAGATGCTGCTGGAGAAACTTTAAGAACTGAAATCGTAAAAGATGTTGATTCTATTTTAACAAGACTTTCTGAGTTATCAGACAATATTAAAGAGGGTTTAAATATTCACGAAGCTTTTAACGAATATGAAATTTTATTAGAAGAACTAATAGAAGAAGATGAAGAGTTAAATGAAAAAATCATTGATATTATTAAAAGCCCTATAAAATACACTAAGATTAAAAACAATCTTAAAAAGTATCAAAAAGCTTTAGTGCAAATATCTATCAATGATGTAGATTTTGCAAAGAAAATGCAAGCATCTGATGCAGATTCAGGTAAAGGTACCGAAAGAAGAGCTACATTAGACGCTGCAAATACTGCAAAGAACAAGGCACTAAAAGACCAAGCTGATGCTATTTCAGCTAGAATGGATGAATTAGCAATATCACAAGGATTAAAACTTATTGTTACGTCGGGTAAAAATAAAGCTAAACTACAAGCAGCTAAAATTGTAATGAAAGCAACTTCAGGTGAAGAAGCAAAGCAGTTAAAATTAAAGATAGAAACTTTAGAGGACAGAATTGCTAATGATGGTAAATCACTAAAAGATTACGCTAAAGAAAATCCAGCTGAAGGAGCTCCAAAAACCGATGATGGTAATTCTTCTAAAACTGCTCAAGATGCAATGGATGCAAATGCTAAAAAATCTAAAGAAGACGCCAAGAAAGAAGACGGTGGCAAAAAAGACGGTGGCAAGAAAGAAGACGGTGGTAAAAAAGAAGACGGTGGTAAAAAAGAAGAAGATGGCAAGAAAGAAGAGGAGGTTGAAAAGATTAAACAAGCTTCTCAAAAAGTTAAAACTGAAATCGACGATTTACCAAAAGGACCAAATGGTCAACCTACAAGTGGGCCAAAGAAAGCTGAAGTTGAGCTAAAAAAATTAGAATTAGACCTTAAAGCTGCTGAAAAAGAAGGTGACCAAGAAAAGGTAAAAGAATTAAAAGATAAAATAGCAGCCGCTAAAACAACAGCTAGCTTAAAACCAAGTGGAGTTTCAGGTAAGAAAGAAGACGGTGGTAATGAAGAGACTCCTGAAGTAAAAAAGCATAAAGCTAAAATCAAAGAGTATGAAGATGCTATTGAAGCTTTAAAAGATAAGAAAGACAAAAGCTCTAAAGATAAATTAGGGATTATTCAGTCAGCTTTAAAATCCGAAAAAGATAAATTAGCAAAAGCTAAAGGAACCGGAGTAACTGAAGAAAGTTTAGAAATCATAGAAGAAGCTACATTGCCTGAATTAATGGCATATGACGCTGATGAAGATAACTACGCATATTTAAAATCTAAAGCTAAAGAATTCGGTGTAAAAGTAGCAGTTGCTACGGGCGATGATTCTTTATATTGGGATATGGGATATGATACACTAACATATACTGGTAAAAAGGATGCTATCTTAAAATTAGCTGCAATTTCAGGTCACGATCAAGATATTTGTTCAGAACCAGATTGTGGCGGATATGAATTAACTGAAAACGTTATTGAATTACCTAAAACAGTTAAGTTGACTGAAGGTATGTCAATTGCTCAGAAATTTAAAGCATTAATGTAATATTAAAGCGAGCGTTTAGCTCCTTTTTTAACAAGTTTAAGAAACTCTTCTCGTTCTTCGAGCAAGAGTTTTTTACATTTCTTGCGAAACTCAATTGAAGATTTTAAAATACGACTGTCTACCATTGGAGCTTTTAAAATATCTCTATATTCTGGATGAACAAAATTTTCTAAATCAAAGTTCATAAATTTAGCCTTAATATGCTTTAAACTTATTGCACATTGCCAATCTATTTGATTGTAATTATTTTCTAATGTTTTAAAATTTACTAAGGTTTCTGACTGAGCATCCCAAAATCCTCTAACTTGATTTTGATTTTGTTTTACGGGTCTTTGCGTTTTAAGAATGCACTCTATGACCCGATCGTCATCTGCCCATCTCCTAACGTGTCTATTCTCCACCAAGAATTTACGATAAAACTTTTGCAAAGGTGCAAGTATAATACCATATCGATTACGAGGATTTGGACCATTGGTCCTATTAAGGATAATATGTAGATATGATTTAGCCATATATTATATTTATCTCTGAAACAAATCTAAGCCTTGAGAGTATAACCAGTAAACAAAATAAATATATGCAATCAGTAAATCAACTTTTTACAGAGAAGTACAGACCTAAGAATTTAGAAGAGCTAATTCTACCAGATAGAGTAATGTCTAAATTTAAAGATGGTTTAGTTCAAAATATGTTATTTGCAGGTTCACCGGGAACAGGTAAAACTTCAACAGCAAAGGCACTTGTTAATCAATTTGAATTACCGTATCTTTATATTAATGCTTCTACAGATACATCGGTTGATGTAATTAGAACTAGAATTACAGATTTTTGTTCTACTGTTTCTATTATGGATAAACCAGGTATGTTTAAAGTAGTAATTTTAGATGAGGTCGATGGAGTATCTGACCAATTCTTTAAAGCACTTCGTGCAACTATGGAAACTTTTGCCAGTAATTCTAGATTTATTGCAACATGTAATTATATTAATAAATTACCCGATCCAATTCTTTCAAGATTTGAAGTTATTGATTTTGATTTTGACAAAGAAGAAGAAACAGAATTAACTAAAAAGTATATTCGTAGAGTTTACGATATTTGTAACGGTGAAGATATGTCTATTGAAAAACCAGCTTTGGTTGAATTTGTTAGACGTAATTTCCCAGATCTGAGATCGACTTTAAATAAATTACAAGGCTATAAAACACAAGGTACTTCTAATATCACAATAGAAGATGTTAAGAAATTTAATTCAGTTTACAAAGACGTATTTGAATTAGTTTTTAATGAAACTGACCCTGCTAAAAATTACCAACTTTTAGTTAGTAATTACTCTAATAGAGTTGATGATGTTTTACAATCTTTAGGTGAAGAGTTTGTAGAATATATACAACAAGAACAATTGCAAAGTGTTAAAGACATTCCACAGATTATTATTTCTGTTGCTAAACACCAAGCTCAAAGAGTTCATGTTATAGACCCAGTAATTACAATGTTGAGTTGTGTTTATGAATTACAAAGTATTGTTAAAGGTTAAAATAAACAGCAAATAATTTTACCATGTCAATTATTTTTAGTATATTGGCTAAGTAATAAGAATCATAAGATATGAAAGTGGGAAAACATACACTACTAATAGACGGAAACTACTTTGTATTTAGTAGATTATTCGTCTTACCTAAGCCAAAAAATGGCCAAAAATTGTTAGGTGACGACAAACAAAAGTCACAATTTATGCGTAAGTTATCTATTGACTTTGCTTCAGAAATGCGCAAGCTTAAAATGTTTGTAGATGATGTTGTATTGACAGTAGATTCTAAATCATGGAGAAAAGACCTATATCCAGAAGCGGAATATAAAGGTACAAGAAAACAAAGCTCTAACGTAGATTGGACTGCAGTCTATGGTGTATATGAAGAATTTCAAAAAATTCTAGCATCACATGGTGTTACAGTACATCAAATCCAAGGTGCAGAAGCAGATGATGTTATCTTTGGTTGGTCTACTGCTCTTAATAATAGAGGTAAATCATGTATTGTTTGGTCAGGAGATAGAGACCTTATTCAATTAGTTAATTATTCTAATACAAATGACGCACACACTATTTGGTATTACAATACTAGAAAGTCATTGTATGGATATCAAGGTTTTGAACAAGACATGATTACTTCAGCTGCATCTGAAATGACTAATGAAGATATGTTATTTAACATGGGTGGCGAACACATGTCTAGAGACCAATATCAAAATAATATTTTAGGTTGGGTTCAAGCAAATAAAATTGGCATTACTGAAATAGACTGTGATGAGTTTATCTTTAAGAAAATTCTAGTCGGTGATAAATCAGATAATATCCCATCTGTTGTTACTTGGCAAAAAGAAATGAAAAGTGGTAAACTAAGAACATATTCAATTACTGATAAAATGGCTGATACCATTTACACACAGTTTATTAAAGAGTTTGATAACTTTACTATTGATTATCTATTTAATAGTGAATATAAAGATAAATTAGCAGATGTTGTTTATAGAGTTGTTGGTCATAGTAATATTGGCCTAATTAAGATTGCTATTCAGAATAATATTTCATTAATGTTATTGCACGTTAAAACAATTCCAGACCCGATTCAAAAGGCTATTTATGAGTCTATAGAAAGAGATTGGGAAGGTGCATTAGATAATATAGATAATGTAATGGATATGGAGAAAATCCTAAAGGGCACAGCCTGGTTAAACAAGGAAGCTTCGTTCGGACCAGATGCATTTGCAGGTATGGATATTCCATCTGAAGAAAATAAATCACCTATTAAATTAGTTGGTAAAAAAACAAAAACGGAAGAAAAACCAAAATCTAAGAAGTTATTCTAATGAGTATACCAGAATTAAGTATAGAAAAACAAATAGAAGAAATTATTGAAGAGGCCAAAGCACATGGCCTACATTTAGAGGTAATAGATGCTGCTAGAAAAAGTATCGACCAAGGTGACGTAGATATTTTACAAGCATATGTCGCAGCCTTTGACGAATGGATTAAGTAAACATTAATCAACTTTCACATATAATTAATATGCTAGACGAGACTAAATTATTTGATTTCGTAAAAATCATGTTTACGAAAAGACCTCTTTATTCTAAAATTAAGAATCATAATAAAAAGAGACATCATTTTATGATTAATAGATTTTTTGCTATTAAATTTCCATCTAATGCCAATTTATTTAATGTAAATGGAATTAACGGTGCAAATGTAGTAGAATCTTGGGCAATGGTAGCTCAGCGATTTAAGTCTGTTCCAGGATGGTTTTATACTAAAACTAAAAAGGCACAGAAAAAACAAAAGGATAAATATATTCCAGGAGAAAAGGCAATTCAATTGTTCTTAGATAAGAATGAAATTGGTATGAGAGAGTTTGAAGAATTAAAACACTTTGCCAAAGATGAGCTTTACTCTGATTTACAAAAAATCGAAGAGCAAATAGATGTCTACAGAAATTAAAGATAGTTTTACAGAGATAGTTGATATTACACTTTACAAATACAATTCAATTGATTTAAAATTGTGGGGTATAATGTCAAGAGACGGTGCAATAAGACGCGCAGGCGACGATGCATTGTTAATTCATGCAAATAGACTTAACTCCTTTCTATTAAAATATTTTAGAACAGATATAAATAGATTTCAATCTGTAAGTGATGTAACTATTCATAAAGAGGCAACTTCTATTTACTTTTTATATCAGTCGCTACAAACAATGCCTAATTTAACTTGGATTAAATGTAATTTAAATAAAAATTCAAGTTACAATAGAATTGTAAATGTAGACCAAATTAAAACGATTAAATACAGTATTAAAATTCTTAGAGGTAGTTTAAGATTATTTGACATATTCAATGAACATGAAATGGAATTGGCTAATAAAATTTTAGCTAATTGTGGACTTTTAAAAGAAAATGAACATTATTTAGTAGTTAAAGTAAAAAAGTTTCTAAATATATTAGATGTATATTTGTCTGAAAATAATACAGCTGAGCTTTTTACTATTTTAAATGTCATGATTCAAACTCTAGAACCATATGAACCTGATGACCCAGAAATGTATTTAATCACTGACAGAAAGTCAGATATATAAATAAAAATAAGACGTTGCGTCATCAAATTTAATGGTAAATAACTTTACAGCCGATGAGATCGGTGATATTCTTTTTGCTAGATTAGTAGAACCATATCAAAATGTAACTGGGATTAATTCTTGGTCTGTTTTAGTAGGTCTAAGTAATCCAAATACAGTTGGTGGATTAACAATGGTTGGTGGTACCAATTCGGTTTTTGGTATAAACACAAATCTTAATTTAGCATCAGGGGATAAATTTATAGTTGTAAATCATGTTTTAACAGTAGATAACGTAATTTCTCCAACTGAATTTACAATAGTTGAGCCAGCACCCTTTACAGCAGAAAATATAGAATTTTATTTAACTCCAGACCCAAATAATCAATTTGAAATGGAGTTTAGATGGTCTCAAAATCCATTAGATTCAGATGGAGGCCAAATGTCAGAATTAAGGCCTTTGAATATAGGTGCAGGGCCTAGAGATATTTTAGGTTTAACTTTTGACGGAACTAAACCTCTTTGGATAGATTTAAAATTTACAGTAGATAGATTGTCTTCTTTAAGTAGTTTAACTTTAATATCTACAGAGTTTGAAGTGGAACAAGTAGATGGTACAATTGAATCATGTCCTCAGTTTTGTACAGATTGTGTAGACCCTTATTTAGCAAATGGGTGTGCAAATATAGTAGCAGAATGTACTGATGCTATGTGGAACCCATATGATTTAGCAAAACCATCTAAGATTTACTCTCAAATAAGTGATATTTCTACAGAAATGTGGGGTCATCCTGTTAAATATTTTAGAGTAGAGCCTGATAAAAGATCGAGTGATGTGATTTTGATGGAATATTCACTATATAATGTAAAAGAACAGGGCGAGTTTAAAATCATGGTACCGGATAACGCTATGCCAGAACAAACGTTCCAATATGATATTTTTGGAATGGGCTTTGAAGATTTTGAAATTCATATTACTAAAACTCAATTTGAATCTGCGTTTGGACCTAATTTAAGTCCAATAAGCAGAGATTATCTTTATTTTCCATTAATGAATAGAATGTATGAAGTAAGTTCAGTTGCCTTTGCAGATGAATTTAATATGGACATGACATATTGGAGAGTATTACTTAAAAAATATGAAGAGCGTACAAGTACTTTATTTAATTCAGGTGACCCTTCTAATGATGCTATTTTAGAATCAGAATTAGATGATTTAACAACAGGTGTTGAAGAAGTTTTTGGAGAAGAAATTAAAAAAGAATATCAACAAACCTCAAAACCAGAACAATATCAAACTGTATTTACACCAGTCGGTGATGGTATTAGAGATAGAATTCATAATCAACTTTTAATTTCTGATAAACAAATAAGAAACAAGTGGACTATTATTAGTAAAAATTTCTATGATTTAAGCACTATCAAAGATTTAGGCATAGAAGCGTTAGTTTACAAAAGAGCTTCAAAACTTTCAACTAGTGAAAATTTAGCAGTAACGCTTTGGTTTAGACCTAATTTTACATCAAATATTGGGCAGCAAACACTTATTAGTGGTAAAGTTGGTAACGAAGGTTTAGAAATATCAACAAATCAATCTGAAATAAACATTAAAATTAATTCAGATATACAATCATATAATTTTGATTCTCCTTTAGAAAATGGAACATGGTATGGTTTAGTATTTAATCTAAACAATAAATATGGGTCGATGAATACAAATTTATATAGATTAGACCCAATGAATAATTGGCAAACTGCTAATTCAACACAAGAAACTATTACAAGTGTATTAAACCAAACACACGATTACAATTTACCATATAATTGGAATACTAGTAAACAATGGTCACTTATGCCAGGTAAATTAGAAATGACTAATGTTAGATTATTCTCTAAGGTAATAGAATCAGAACAACATGTTAATATTCTTCAACAATATGTTGTTAGAGATAATCATCTTGCTAAAATCATAGATAATGCAATTCCTTCTATTCAATTAAGAAGGTATAATCAAAACAGGTAACAATTTTTGACTAAATTTGTTACAAGTATTTTTCTTAGATATATAGAATATAATATAATAATATGAGCGAAGAAAACAATAAGAAACGAACTATTTCTGAACAAGCAGATGAGATTCGTAAAGAATTGGACGATTTAATAGGTGATAATACACTAGATGTTGAAAGCGATCCTCGAGATTTACCTATAAAATCTCGTCCAACAGATATGGCTCCGATCGTCAATTATACTGAATTAAAATCAGGTGCAACTAAAAAGGCACAAAAGACAATTACCAGTTTAATGAAGTTTTATTTAGATGCAGATATCATTGAAAAGGATGAATATATTGCAGCCAAAAAGAAAATGGACGAAATGACAATGTCTTCTTTAATTTATCAATTACAAGCAGGTGAAAAGGCATTGACTACTCTTTTAGAAACTATTGATTCTGGTGAATTAGCTCCAAGAATGTTTGAGGTTCTTGCAACTTTACAAAAATCAATGTTAGATATAATTAAATCTCAAACAATGTATTTAATGGCAGCTGAAGAATCTACTAAAAGAATTGCTAGAGATATTGAAATCTATAAAAAGAGAGAAGATACTAGAGAAATTGAAGAGGCAGGCGGTTCAACTGAAAATAAAAATATTCAAAGAGGGACAAAGGATTTAATGGCTGCAATTCAAGCAGGAATTAATGGTGGAACTACTGAAGAGGATGATATAGAGGACGTAGAAGCAGAAGAAAACTAATAAATGAGCGATTACGTAGGAGATAATAAATGGATTCCAAAGGATGAAACTGAGGTTGCATCAGAAAGAATCGTGTGGTCAACAAAGCAAGTTAATGACTTGTTATTGGCTATGGACCAAGGTTTTAGACCTAAGGTTGCCATGCCCTTTTATGAAGGTAAACAATTTTTACGTAAAGGTAATATAGTTTTTGAATACACAGACGAAGAAGTTGCAGAATTAGCTAGATGTGCAACAGATATTGTATATTTTGCAGAAAAGTATGCAGTAGTTATGACCGATAACGGCATTCAACAAGTAAAGTTAAGAGATTATCAAAAAAAAATGTTAAGAAACTTTCAACATGAAAGATTTAACATTGTACTAGCTTCTCGTCAAATGGGTAAAACAGTTACTGCCAGTATTTTTAATGCATGGTATTTAACTTTTAATACAGATAAGAATACACTTCTTTTAGCTAACAAATCTGATTCAACTAAAGAAATTATTGATAAAGCAAAAACGGTTGTAGAAAATCTTCCATTTTTTATGAAACCTGGTATTATCAAATATGATGTGATGAACGTAAGATGTGATAATGGTTGTCGTTTGATGGGTCAATCAACTACTGCAAAATCAGGTATTGGTTTTACGATTCATAATTTATATCTTGATGAGTTTGCCCATATACACCCTTCTATTGCCGATTCATTTTATGAAAACGTATATCCTACACTGTCGGCTTCTAAGGTTTCTAGAATTACAATTACATCAACACCAAATGGATTCAATAAATTTTACGAAATATACGCAGCAGCAGATAGAGGCGATAATGAATATCATGCTATGCGTATCGACTGGTGGGAACATCCTGACAGAGACGACGCATGGTACCAAAGAGAACTTGGAAACCTAGGTTCTATTGAAGCATTTAATAAACAATATGGTAATGAATTCGTTTCAAGTTCTAATTTACTATTAGACCCAGTAGATATGAAAAAAATGAGAAAAAGAATGAAAGACTATGTCTATCATGATTTTGAAGAATTTGAAAATATATCAATTGACGTTGAAGGCCATTTAAAATGGAGACCTGATTTTGATACAGAAGATACAAAGAATAAACAAAAGTTTTGGTTATTTTCTGTAGATATTGCTGAAGGAAACGGAGGAGACGCATCCGTAATCAATATTTTTGAAATATCACCTATGAATAAAACTGAAATAGAAAATTCAATTAATCCTGGTGCAATGTATGATTTTTTTAAATTCGAACAAGTAGCGTGCTTTAGATCGAACGAACATGTAATAGAAGATTTTGCTAAAGTATTATATACATTATCTGTTGATTTATTTTATTCAGAGAATGTAAAAATGATTGTAGAATATAACACATACGGTTCTGTATTGTTTCAATATTTAAAATCTGTTTTTCCACAAAGAAACGACTTTGATGATGAAATGGTAGTTAAATTTAGGCATCGTCACGATTCTAAAACTTTAAAACCAGGAATTAAAATTAAATCAGATAATAAAGCTATATTTTGTCAGAATTTTGCTAAACTTTACAAGATAAATAGATTAGATTTAACACACGATGAAACTATCAGCGAAGCTAGTTTATTTGGTGCTTTACCTAGAGGTGGTTATGGTGCACAAATGGGTAACGACGATATAATCATGACAGTGATTAGTTCTACTGAATTTTTTAACACAACGGATTATGCAGATTTTGTAGAAGAGTTATTAGATTTTATAGAACCAGACATACATGACGTAATGGAAAAAGTACTATATAAAGACAATGCAACTGACGGAGATTTACAATATGACATTTATGACTTGATATAAATAAATTCGAGATTTAGAATAGATATATAATAAAAGAACAAAAAAATAAAATAGAACAACTATGGCATTAAGTCCTCAATTACAACAGTTCAAGAGCTCAGGCGTATATCGTCTAGAGTTTGACAAATCACAGACGGTTAATATCCCTGCTGAAACTATTAGATTGGTTGTTGGTAGATCGAAAAAAGGTCCATACAACATCCCAGTTTACATTGAAAATGTTGAGCAATTTACTCAAATTTTCGGCGGAATTGACAAGTCATTAGAGAAAAAAGGAATGTACTTCCACAGATCGGCAATTGAAACTCTTTCAAGAGGGCCAATTTTAGCGCTTAATTTAACGATTGCTGATACTGCAGATAGAGTTGCTTTAGTTTCTCCAGCTACAAACTCTTCTCAAGAAGGTTTAAGCGATATTCCACAAAGCGTACAATACAGTTCAGTATTTGACACTGATAAATTCTGGGTTCCTTCAGATTTAAAAGTATTGCAATCTGCAAACAACACTGAATCTTCTTCAAATAACGCAATTTCTTTTGTAAATATCAAACAAGACCCGATTACTATTATCGTAAGACAAGCTGCTAACACAGCTGGTTTTGAAATGACAGCAAGAGAATGGTACGGAGAAGCAAACATTCCAGAAGGTATCGATCCTTTAGAATACGTATCAGATTACATGGTAGATGTTTTCATCTTCAAAGGTAAATTTGATGCAAGCGAATTAAATAACGATCCAACATATGGTGGAATGTTTACATCTCAAGGTCTATTAAGATCTGAATTAGCTAAATTTACTAATTTAAGAGAAGTATCATTATTGGCACAATATTCTGGTTCATTAATTCCTGAATTTATGGATAATGAAGGTCGTCAATTATACATTGAAACTTTAATTAACATAGAAGCAAGAAGAACAGGTTTATTCTGTGCAGTTAACGAAGATGCTTTATCACAAATTGATTTAGTAGGTAACGGATTTAACATATATCAAGATTATCAACTACTTTCACATAGAGTTAATCAAGCTATATCACCTAACACAGTTGCTAATTTAAATAAAGTTGTAGAAATTAATGGTTCTTCATTAACTATTAAAGATTACGACGGCACAGGAGTTAGTGCAGATATTTTAGTAGGAAGCTGGTTTGTTTCAGCAGTAGACGGTGAGTATGTACAAGTTACAGATATCGATTTAGTAGGTTCTGATACAGTTTATACATTATCAGGTGCAGCAGACGTTTCAATTTACGAAAATTATTCACAAGCAGGACAAGTAGCTGCAGAGTTTGGTGCTAGTGTGCCAGTAACAGTTAACGCAGAAGGTGTTATCATTGTTGATACTGCAACTATTACAGCTAACGGCTTATCAGGTAAGTTCTTAAAGAGTACTAACTCAGGAGAATTTGTTGAAGTAGGTATTATTACTGAAAATGTTGATTACAACGGTACTTTGAAAACTGAAATCAACCCAGTTGGTGCAGTTGGATTCGATGCAACAGAATATACTGGTAACTTATCAACTATTTTACCATTCGTACACGTTGCAACTGAAGACTTTGTACAATATGACATTTCAGCAAATGACAGAGCAGTAATGTTCCCAGCAGGTGGCGGTGCATATACACACAACAATACTTCAGCTGGAGAATTTACTTTCACTGTAGCTACAGCATCAGATGTCTTTGACTGGTCAACCATCAAAGTTGGTATGTATGTAAAAGCAGACGGAGGCAAAGCTGCAAGAATTAAAAGAATCAAAAAAGAAACAGTTGGTGATAACACAATTTATAGATTTAGTGTTTCTAGACATATTATTGACAAACCATTATATGCTCTTAAGAGATATGAAGAATCTACGTCAACATATACTATGTTCCCATTAGATGGTGCAACTCAATCTGAGAAAACTATCAAAGAATTATTAGATGCAATGATTCCGGGTACAGGTTTAGCAAATACATTAATTGACAAAGACGCAATTACATTTAGATACATCATTGACACATTCGGTTCATTAGGCCAAGGCGGTACAATCTTAAACAAAGAGCAATTATCGCAACTTTGTAAAGAAAGACAAAACGCTTCAGCTATCTTAAACGCACCGATGGTTAAAGAATTTAAAGCTGCAACTAATCCTTCATTCTTAGACTCACAAGGTGTGTTCCAAGCAAGATTAGTTTCAACTGGAGGTAATTTAGACCTTAACCCTGATGCAATCTACACATTACCTTCTATCAATGAAGGCGCAAACTACGGATTCTACTATGGTCCTGGTCTTAATGTGTTAGAAAATGGTAGAGTTAAAGTAATTCCACCAGCAGCTTACGTATCTAACAATTATATCGACAAATATTTAGACGCATTACCATGGTCAATCATCGCAGGCCCAAGAAGAGGTGTTGTAGGTGGTACAGGTGTACAAGGTCTAGAATTTGCATTCGATAAATCAGATAGAGATTTCTTAGAGCCATTTGGTTACAACCCAATCGTTTTCGAAAGAGGCGTTGGTTTAACAATCAAAGGTAATAAGACTGCACAGCAAGGAATTCAATCAGCATTGTCTTCAGCTCACGTAAGAGAAGCAATGATTTACATTGAAGACGGTTTAGCAGAAATCTTAAAGAACTACTTATTCGAGTTTAACAATGCTCAAACGAGATTAGAGATTAAAACTTTAGCAGATTCATTTATGGAATCAGTGAAAAAGGACGGAGGTGTTTACGACTATAGAAACATTATGGACGGTACAAACAACACTAACGAGGTAATCGATAATAATATGGGTATTTTAGATACATTTGTTGAGCCAGTTAAAGGTCTTGAAATCTTAGTATCGAGAGTAACAATCTTAAATACTGGAGAAATCGCAACTGGAAACTTCGCATAATAAAAACAGATATATAAATAAAATAAGAAATTAAAGATATGGCTTTACCACATTATTCAGAGGACCAAACGTCCAAAAAGGGCAAAAATTTTGAACCAGTACAGGCTAACCTATTTGAGGTGACAATACTACCTCCGGATGGTGTTGCTGGTCAAGAATTATTGCTTCAGCATGTAAAAACAATTTCAGGACTAGAAGCTCTTCATAGAGATGTAGGTCCAATTGAGCAAAAGTACAAGTTTAGTACAAGATCGTATGCAGGTATGGCAGACCAAACTGCACTAGATATTACAGTTGCATTTACATTAAACTTAAATGACTCTAACCAAGCTTACTTATACAAAACTATGAGACAATGGTACAGAGCTGCATACAACCCAGAAACTGGCGAAATGGGTCTTAAAAAGAACTACGTCGGTACTATGGTAATTGTACAGTTCAACAGAGAGGGTGACATCTACAGAAAGATTACACTTGATGATTGTTTCATAACTTCAGGTTTACCATTAACAGGTACACTAGACTACTCTGCACCAGATGCTGCAGACCTAGAAGTTACATGGAGAGCAGATGTTTGGGCTGAAGAATTAAATTAATAAACTTTTTTAAAAGGAGGACACCTTATGGTTCCTCCTTTTATTTTGTAAGATAAATATAATATATTATTAACATATCAAAATATTATGACGAATCATAAATTAACAAAAAAACTCCAAGTTCTTCTAACTGAAGACGAAGTTGCTAGTGTTAATCGAGTCATTTTAAATGAAGCGATAGAAAACGAAGAGCGACCAGTTTCGGTTAGCGCTTGGATTAGACAGTTAATTCAAGCAGAATTAAGTAAAAAAGACGTAGAACAAAAATCATTTATTAAACAAACTGTCAAAAACCTAAATAAAAAGTAATATGAGCGATAGCAACAAAAATCAAGACAGCGATGCAATGAAGCATCTAGACGCCAAAGACCAAATTAATAAGAGAACTCAAGAAGAATCAAATTCTGGTGAAACAAATGCGATGATCGATGAGATTTCTTCAACTGGTTTAGGTAAAGTAAAAATGGATAAATTTGGTCAACAAAGACCAGATAAATCTGCAGATGAAATGTTAGGATGGCACACTTTAGACAAAGAAACTTTGCCTTCTAAAGGTAAGTTTTACCCAGCTGATTTAATTATTCAAATCAGATCGGCAAAAGCCAAAGAGATTAGACATTTCTCAACTATGGACGAAAACAACTATATCGACATGGAAGATAAGTTGAATTCTATTGTAGAATCATGTACACAGTTGACCGTGGATAATAAAAAATTATCTTACAAAGACCTTTTAGAAGAGGATAGAATTATTGTTTTATTAAGCATTAGAGATTTATCTTTTCCAGAACCTGAAAATAAAATTATTTTAAAGGGTAAAACTGAGAAAACAAAAAGACAAGTCGATATTGAACTTTCTATTAAAAATCTAGTACCTTCTGTTGTGCCTTCAGAAATTGAAGCATATTACAGCGAAAAAGAAAGAACTTATGTTATTAAAACTCGTTCTGCTGGTACTATTAGAATGCAACCACCTACAATAGGTGTTATGCAAGAAATAACACAGTATCTTAAAGATAGACAAGAAAAAGATGTAGATTTAGATAGAGCATTTGTACAAGTCTTGCCTTATATTGCAGATGACTGGAGAAAATTAAATCTTCCAGGTATTTTTAATCTAGAGGTTGACTATAAAGCTTGGGATGAGAAAAAGTTCATGGTAATTTACAGATTAGCTGAAAAAATGAAAATCGGTGTTGAAACTACACTTGAGCAAGAATACGACGGGGAGATCGCAACTGCCCCTCTTGACTTCCCAGGTGGCATCAAAAGTCTTTTCATTATTTCAGATCTCGCTGGAGAATTACTTTAAGACTAAGTTCTACCTGGGCATACATCTTAGGATGCAACCTAGTGAGATTGAAGAAATGTACTACTATGAGTATTGGTATTACGTCAAAAATCTCCAAGAGTACATCAAAGCTAAGAATAAGCAATCAGAGGACCAACAAGAACAAGCGTCAAGTCAGCAGAATTCAATGAGTTCTCAGTACAAAACGCCAAAGATGCCAAAGGTCCAAACTCCTAAAATGCCATCTATGAAGATGCCAAGATTTTAGAGATATATAATATAGTAATAATGGAGCGCCACGAAAGTGGCGTTCCTATATACTTAAAAAATAGTTTACAAACGTTTGCAACTTCCAAAATTTCTACAAAGTGCATTTGATCGATTAGGCAATGACCAAGAGTCAATGAAATCTATCTCCAAGAACACAGAGGTTACAGCAACTTCTGTTTCAAAGGGTGGTGATTTATACAATAGAATAGATGACTTAGTCAAGGCCATTGAAAAAATGGAATCAGGTGTTGGTGGAACTACCAATATTAAAGAAGCATTAGCACTTAGAATTGTTACACCTGCTCTTAAGCCAATTGGACTTGGTCTAGGATTTATCGTAGATGCCTTAAATAGAGCACCAGAGGGTAAAGAACTCGGTAAGAAAATGGATGCTTTAGTGGGTGGATTAGCCAAACTAGGAGAAGTTGGTAAATCTATCTTAGCATTTGCAGGTTACATTATATTAGCAATACCATTTTTAGTAATTGCAGCATTAACAATGCCTATTTGGGCACCAGCTGTTTATGGTATAGTTAGAGCACTTATGTGGGCTTCAGAACCTTTGGATAAAAAGGCGATGGAAAAGATGGAACGCCTCGGAGAAGTAGGTATAAATCTTTTAGTCTTAGGTGTTTCTTTAGCTCTTTTAAGTTTAATGGCAATGCCAATACTTAAAGGTACAGTAGTTGCAGCAGGGATGATACTTGCTGTTGCAGGTATATTTTATCTATTGAACGAAATGGGCATAGCTGAGTCTATGGAAGAGACTGGAAAATCTCTCGTATTTGCAGCTGCAGGTATTTTATCAGTTGCAGTTTCATTAGTTTTAGCATCGTTTCTTTTATCTGCTATTGGATTTGAACAAGTATTTACAACTTTAGCTGTTGTTTTAGGAGTAGCTGGCGCATTTTGGTTGATAGGTAAAATGTCCAAAAACATGGATAAGGGTGCAATTGGTCTAATGTTGGCCGCAGGTGCTATTATTGCAGTTGGTTTGGCTATCCTATTTATGAAATATGTCTTAGGTCCTCTTTCTCCAGAAGATGTGTTACAATCATTTGTTGTATTATTAGTTATTGGTGGTATAGCTGCGACATTCTTTTTAATTGGTACACAAGCAATGAATATTGTTAAAGGTGCATTAGCAATGATTGCTGTTTCATTCTCATTATTCTTCTTATCATTAGGTATAAAAATGATAGCTAATGCAGTCCCTAATTTAAAAACATCACTTGGGATTATTGCGTTAATCGCAGGGTTAGGTATTACATTTGCATTAATTGGTGCATATGAAGCAGGTATGATGACTGGGGTACCTTTAACTATTACACTCGGTTCTATCGCAATGTTAGCCGTAGGTGTATCATTATTAGTGTTGGCTGCTGGTATTTCTGTAATAGGAGGAGTAGTTAGTGAAATGACATTAGAACAAGCTGGTATGATTGCTTTAATCATAGGCGGTTTGGCAGTTGGTTTTGCTGCAGCTGGTTTAGCTTCTCCACTTATATTATTAGGTTCTGCTGCTATGTTAGTAGCTGGAGCTGCAACATTAGGTGTAGGTTTAGGTTTATTGGCAATTAGTAAATTAGACTTTAAGGCGTTAGGTACTATTAATGAAAAAGGTAATAAACCATTTAACTGGTCAGGACAAGAGACTTCAGGATTCTTCGGTTTAGGTGCTAGAAAGAAAACTAACTTTGAAGTTGCAATGGACGCTATTGCAGACGGTATGTCATTAGGTCCATTATCTGTCGCAGCGATTGCACTTGGTGCTCCAACATTAATTATGGCTGGTGCTGCATTAGTAGGTGTAGTAGCAGGTATTAAAGCATTTACAGGAATTGCTAAAGAAGCTGATTTACCTGGATTATCTGAAAATGTTAGATATATCGTTAGTGGTTTAGCAGACACATTCGCTGAAGTAGGAACTAAATACCCAGGTGGTGGTTCTTCTCTTCTATCAATGTTAACTGGAAGTACTAAAGGACAATCAGTAGTTGCACAAGGTATTTCAGCTGTTGGAGGTATGGGTAGAGCATTAACAGGAATTGCCAAAGGTGTTCAAGCTATGGCAGACCTTAAATTCCCAACTGGTTTTGATAAAGAAGGAAATCCTACAGGATATGAAACTATTAATCTAACAAAAGCTGTACCAGCTTTAACGGCGAATACTAGAGAATTAGTTGCTGGTTTAAGTGCTACATTTGCTGAGGTTGGAGAATCTAAAGCGGCACAAGGTAGTTCTTGGTTTACATCATCTACATATGAAAAGGGTGTAAAAGTAGTTAAGCAAATGGGTGAACCTCTTGCTAATTTAGCTAAAGGTGTACAATCTATGGCAAACCTTAAGTTTCCTACAGAATATGATAAAGATGGTAATCCAACTAAATATGAATCTATTGGAAATATAAGCGCACTTATTGCTAAATTATCATCCAATACAAAGGCCATTATTATTGGTTTAGCTGGAGTTTTCGAAGAAGTTGGTAAATCTGACGCAGCAGATACTGGTTGGTTTAGTAAAAATAATTTTGAAAAAGGTATAATGGTCACTCAAATGTTGGCCGAGCCATATTCAAGTTTAGCAGAAACGGTTGATAATGTTGTAGCGATTACTGGTAAAATTACAGATGCAGAAGGAGTTAGAGATAAAGTAACTGCAATGATAGAAGCTGTAACCAATGCTGGAGATACAGACACTGCACTTGTTAATGCTAAAAATCAATTTATTGGAACATTAGGTACAACATATGAAAAGATAGGAACAGCAGTACCATTAATTATAGATGCGATTGCTAGATTTACAGTAGATAAAGCCAAAGCATTTGCTAGTATATTTGGTGGAGAATCTCCAGCAGAGCTTTTTGAGCAAAAGTCTAAGTTTATGCTTTCATTAACAGGGTCATATCTTAGAATGGCGGTTGCTATTCCATTAATAGTTGGTTCTATTAATACTGTACAAGCAGAACAATTATCGGCATTTTCTACTATTTATGGTGGACCAATGACTGAAGTTGAAGAAGGTACACTAAATACAAGAGGTAGATTATTTGTTGCGGTTGGAGATGCTTATGAACAAATAGGTAGTGCATCTGGTCAAATAACTAATGCAATAAATGCAGTTGATTCAGATAAATTAGTAGAATATAAAGGTTTATTTGTTGGTAGAGTTAGTATGCTTAGACCTGTTGCCGGATATGAAGCGCAAACTGAGCTTTGGAATGCAATTGGAGAAAATTCAATGACGATGTCTTCTAGTATGCCTTCAGTTACTGAAGCTATCAATTCTATGGATATGGCCAAATTGGTTGAATCTAGAAAAATGTTTGAAGCACTGGGTGTACTTTCAAATGGAGGTTCAGCAAGTGATATTTTAGAAAAAATGGGAGAATCTCTTGAAGATGCTCTTAATAATTTAGTAGAAATGTTAGAACAATTTAAAACTGCAGTTGGAGAAAGTGTTGAAGGAAATCAATCTGTAGTTGAAGGTGTTGCATCAACAGTTGGTGGTGCAGTCGGTGCATTTAGAGATGCTGTAACTGGTGGTAGAAGTCAAAAAGAAGTTGTTGCAGCAATTAGTAAACTTAAAACAGCATTAACATCATCAGGTATTAAAGTTAAAGAATTGCCACCTGCTAGTCCTCTTGATTCTTTAAACCAATAATTGAAACTTTAAGATAAGACATAATATAACAATTAAATAAGTTATTTATGATTACTTCAACAACATCACATTATGATAGTTCTACTTTGACATCAGCAGAGTATAATTACAAAACAAAAACACTAATTGTAAATTTTAATCATGCTAGTTATTTATACAATAATGTTGAGCATGCTGACTTTGAGGCTTTTAATCAAGCTGATTCTCAAGGTAAAGCGTTAAATCAATTTATTAAAGGTAAATACGAGTATGATAAATTAGTTGATGAGAATATAGATACTAAATATCCAAAGGGTAGTCTATTAAATGAATTACCACCTGCCGACTATCAATTAGATAATTAATATGATAAAAAGATTAAAAAAAATATGGGCATATATGTCATGGATTGAGGAGCAAAGAATGAAAGCTGCTGAATATACATGTAGTGCAGGTCCATTACTTTAAAATAGGAGAGGTGGCAGAGTGGTCGAATGCACTGGTCTTGAAAACCAGCGTACTGCAAGGTACCGGGGGTTCGAATCCCTCCCTCTCCGCAAATATTTTGAAACAATAAAATATTTACATATATAAATTACAAATAATTAAATATGACAAAGGCAAAAATTGTACAAAGATTACTAGATTCAGAATTAATTAACGCTGAAGAAGCTGTTATTTTACTTCAAACATCTGAATCAATACCTTTTCATACTATAACATATCCATATTGGGTTTCAACATCAACTAACGATGACCCAGATCTAGATGTGACTAAAGAACCTTGGGCATACTCAGATACCAAGTTTACACCACCTTCAGAAAATTAACTCTTAAATTTTTAATCAATTCGCGTCATGAAAAAGCGCAAAAACAACAAGGATTTCGAGGCAAATCCAGAAGAGCGTAAGCGTAAGCTCAACTTTAAAAGAAAAAAACAACGCAATCGAGAAAGAGAAATCGATTATCGAAGAATGTCTAATTTAAAAGATTTTGATGAGTACGAACAATACGACTAAAGAAGAAGCTGATTTTATTTGGCGACATATTGAATGTATTTTAGATGTGCCTGGTGATATTAGTTCTGGAGTCAACGGTTGTATACTTGCTAGAGTATATGATAAAGCCTGTGACATCTTAGAAGCCCATGGAGCTCCAAAACCAACTATAGTTGATATTATCAACGACCCAGAATGTGAACAGACTTATATTGTAGAAACAAATGCATAATAACGATCACATATATTGGGAGGAGAGTTGGAATACTACTCCACCAAAAAAGCCATGGAATGGCGAATACGAAGACTAAATTAAACAAATGCTATTATTGGCATATAATATTTATGAAACTACTTCAAAAAATCGCATGGCGAACTAGACGATGGAATTTAAAAATTAACTTTTTTGACCTGTTTCTTCATGATGGCGATGGGTGTTGGGGATTTACCCTACTAGAAGTGGTTCATAATTTTGAAACGCGCTCTTTATTAGCTCTTGAGTTTAGATTACCAAATGGAGCTAATATAAAGCAATTTACAATAGACAATTGGGATATTTTGTTTATTAGAAAATCACTGTATAATCACTATTCTGAATTAGACGATAGACAATTGTACTTAGGAGAAAGCAGTCTCACTGGTTGGGAAAAGTGTAAATTATATTATTTAAAGAAAATTCTTTAATTGTTCGTAAGTTTTTTCTTTTAAATTTTTTTATGTCAATAGAATTTTGTATATTAGTAATATAAAATTAAAACTATGAGATATACCGTAACATTTGAAGTCTATGTCCAAGGTGACAACGACAAACATGCACTTTCTAAAGCAGAATTAATTGCAAGAAATCAAAATATGTTGCACCCAAATCAACAATGGGATGTGACTGAATTACACAGAACTCCTTTTGCATCTTTACTTACAGAAAAAGTAAATATTGATGCAATTAAGACTGAAAAACTTTTAAAAGAAGATTTACCATTTTAATTATGCCAGAATTAGCAGAACTTAAATTTACAGCAGACTATGTCAATGAATCATCAGGTGACATATCATATGTTAATGTTAAGAAAAATCCAGTCCACAAGGGCGAAGAATTAAATATTCCATTTAAAAAGTGGAGAATGAGAGCCGAAACTAAAGGAAAAGAAATGGTATTGTATTGTTTAGATAAACATAGCGATCAATTTATTCCTATTAGAATTACAATGGGAATGGCAGGTCATTTTCAAGTAACTAACACTAACCAAGAACCTAAACATGCACATCTTATGTTTTATAGAAACGATGGCACTACACTTTCATTTGTAGATGTTAGACGTTTTGGTAAATGGAAGCAAGGTTTTGCATGGTCAGATAATAGAGGTCCAGACCCAACCACAAACTATAAAGAGTTTTGGACAAATATCATGACCAATATTACAAAACTTAAAAAACCACTTTATGAAGTTTTAATGGACCAAAAATATTTTAATGGTATTGGTAATTATCTAAGAGCAGAAATTATTTATAGAGCAGATGATGTCGATCCGTTTCTTCCAGCATCTTGGCAACTTGCAAAATATCCTAAAATCTTAGAACTTTGTCGAGATATTCCAATGTTGGCATACGCAAAAGGCGGAGGTTCTATCAAAGATTGGAATAATCCATTTGGAGAAAATGCCGTTCAAGAAAAATTTATGCTTTGTTATGGAAATGAAACAATGTCTAAGCGTAAAGATAGAACAGGTAGAACGTTTTGGTATGACCCTAAATGGGACAATACTCCGATGAGTAGGGACGATCTAAAAGAACATTTATATGGAAACAACTAAGAAAATATTAGATTACACCAGACTTAACGGTGAATACCTAAATTGGTCTTTAAAATACGGAGATGGCAGAAATGACCAAGACCTTAGATTTGGTCAATTTTTACATACAAAATATTGGATGACCAGATTTAGAACAGATGTTTTCTACGAAGAGTCTTGTGAAAGGACATATTCTAGGTTACTAACAGAATTACAAGAAACAATTAAAACACAATAATATGAACAAGTTTAAAAAAATCATGCTCAATTGGTACCCGATTATTTTAGCATTTATTTGCCTACTATATTCTGTAGGATTAGGTTTAGCGGGTCACACTGAAGAAGCTCAGTACTCAGCACACTGGCCAGGAACTATCCTCCTCTTTGCGATAGCAATTAGACAAAGACGAACATCATGAGTTTAGGTTTTTTTATAGTAGGTGGTGTAATCTTCGCAGTTTACATGTACCTCACTATTTGGAATATATTTTATAGTTCTAAAAAACAAAGAGAAGAAAATTATCCAAATATAAGTAATGTAGATGACATTATGGATTATGATGGTATGGGTAATTATGGAAGATTTCCAAAAGAATTACAACCAAGAACTAGAGTAAGCAAAAAGATTTCTAAATCTAAAATGAAAGAAAAGGTATGATGAAAAGATTATTTATGAAAATAAGGTCTTTCTTTGTAAACGACCCAGTTGAACCATATACTTGGACAGTTGAAGACTTTGAAGCTGCTAAAAAATGGGCTAAATCCCAACCAGACCCAGAAAATAAAAACCAATCTATTTGGGATAAAGCATATCAATCTGGATGGAACGAATCTGCATATATTTTAGCAGAAATTAATAAACACCTCAAAAATAAAACAAATTCCAATATAACTATATAAGATACATGAAATTAATACTCGTAGGTAAAGCAGCCGCAGGCAAAGATTTTTTAAAGAATAGATTATCAAATAAAGGATTTATTAGTGGCGTTAGTCATACAACTAGACCTCCAAGAGAAAATGAAGTTAATCATGTAGATTATCATTTTGTCGATAAGCAAGAATTTGAAGATATGATTTCTTGTGGAGATTTTGTCGAGTATATGGAATTTAATGGATGGTATTATGGTCAAACCAAAAAGGATTTCGATCTTGCAGATGTAATGATTATGAGTAAAGATGGTTTAGATATGTTACCAAAAGAATATAGAGACCAGTGTCTGGTAATTTGGTTAGACCCACCTAGAATTGCTAGAGTCGAAAGATTAGAACATAGAAATGATAAAAACGATTCTATAGTTAGAAGAATGAACACTGATGATGAACAATTTAAAGGGTTTAAAGATTATGACCTACGTATAAAAAACGAAGACTTTTAAAACAGAGATAGATAAATTAAATTAATAAACATGACAAATCTAGAACAAAAAAGAAAAGAGATTGTTGAGAATCTCGATCAATTGCAAGTTGAATCTTCAGAAAAAAGATTTAACATCAATTTTGATGACATTAAGATGATTAAGACTTTGATGGAGCATCTTAATAAAGGTTATACTTGGAAAACAGCGAACGCTGCAGTACTAGTTACACTATATGACCAATTAAAATCTCAACACAAAGAGTTAGTTAATGCTGAAGAAACTCCAGAAGTTTATTCTATTGCACTAAGAGGACATGAGTTGAATGCTCTTTATCAAGCACTTTTAAATGTGGAAGGAGTTGGTATCGCAAGTGCACGTAGATTTATTACAATGTTGACTCAAGTCGGTCAAACTGTAGGTGAAGCTATGGAAGAATTAGCAGCTAATAACACTGAAATCAACGCATTACATACACAACTTTCTGAAATAGAAGCTGAAATTAAAGCTGAAAACGCAGAAGAAGTTGAGCCTGAACTTGAAGCTTCAAGTAAGTAATCATTTTAAGTAACAAATTAGATTAATTTCCGAAGGTGTTTATACGCCTTCGGATTTTAACGTTAAAATAAAAGTGGTATATACCATATGAAATACTTTGTAACATCTAACTTACAGCTTGGTAGACCAGGCGCAATTAAATTGTATAAAAGACCATATTCTTCTGTTGAAGAAATGAATAAAGATTTAATTTCTAAATGGAACGAATTAGTCGAACCAAATGACACCGTTTATCATTTAGGTAATTTTGCGTGGGACCCTAAAACTGCACAAGATGCAATTACAAACTTAAATGGTAAAATATTTTTTATTTTAGGAGAATCAGACCAAGCTTTATTGACACTGAATGAAAAGAAAATGTTACCTAGTAAATGTCAAATTTTAAGGGACATTACTCGATCAGAACATCCAGATTGTCAATGTGTATTTTCATATTGGCCACTTGCATCTTGGGAAAAAGCAACTAAAAACTGGTCAGTTATTGGTTATCCTAAAAAATCATTTAAGTCCGATCCTAAGAAAAGGATTATTAATGCTTCCACAGATCTGTGGGGCAACAAACCTCAAGATTTAGAAAAACTCGTAGGTATTTTTCAAGACTTTTAAATTGTTCGTAACTTTTTAAGCCCAGATTTTTTTATGTCAAAAATTTGTGGTATATTAGTACTGTATTTAAAAGCTGATAATAATATGATTAGAGAAAAACAACCAAAATCCGAAATTGTAATCGACCTGACAGGTCCAGATGGAAATGCATTTGCCCTTATGGGTTATGCTAAAAGTTTTGGTAAGCAAGTTGGTATGAGTGAGTCTTATATCAAGGATATGTTAGACAGAATGATGAGTTCAGATTATGAAAACTTAATTAAGGTTTTTGATGATGAATTTGGTTCTGTTGTAATTTTAGAAAGATAATTTTAACTTTTATGTAAATTTTCCATAAAGTATGTAATTATACTATATATGGAAAACAAAATTAAAACACCAATAACACAACTTATTGAGCAATTTGAGTCAGAGTTGCATTATGATACAACAAGACAAGGATTAAAGTATGCTATTGAAATTGCAAAGAGAATGCTAAAAAAAGAACAGAAAATGATGTGCTGGTTTGCTCAAGAGTGGCACGAAGTAAAAACTAAAAATAAATTTGAAAAAAATTAACCCAGAATTTTTTTATGTCATGGGAATTTTGTATATTTACTACTTATTAATAACTTAAAAACATATATTTATGCCTAAACAAAAACAACTCACGTACCGCGAACTATCTGAAAACTTTATTAAATCAAAATCTGAAAAAGATTACCTTGCGCTTTACAATCGTGTAAAACCAGGTCTTAGGAATTACATTAAGAATGTAGTTAAAGACATTGACGTCGCAGAAGATATTACCACAAATACTCTTACCAAAATGTGGACAAAAATCGATCAATACGATCCAAAATATCAAATCACTACATGGCTCTATAGAATCGCGTTTAATGAATGTTTAGGTTGGATTCGTCAACGTAATAGCAAATATAGTTTAGATGCTATGAAAGAATATGGTATCGAAGTTTCTGAACATTACGCACATACAAGTGCCCATGACCTTTTGATAGAAACAGAAATGAAATCAGAACAAGATTGGTATGATGAAGATGCAGCTCTTATGACTAGATATGAATTAGCTTTGACTAATATCAATAATCTTAAACCAATGTACAAGGGTATTATTGAAGATAGACTCATTAATAATATGAAATATGAAGACATTGCAGCAAAACATAAGTTGCCACTTCAAACTATCAAAAATAGAATCCGTAGAGGTAAGGCAATTATTGCAGAAAAAATGGATTATTAAATGAAACCTCTTCATTTTACATGGTATAATAATTGAAACATACCTAATTTACATTTCAAAATTATATTAAAATGCGACAAGCACTTACTTACGATGACATTCAGCTCATCCCTAATTACTCCGACGTGCAAACGCGTCAAACTATCGATCTAGCAACTTCAGTTAGTAGAAATTGGTCAATTAATATTCCAATTGTTGGTTCGTGTATGGACACTGTAACAGAATATGAAATGGCAGCAACGCTCATGGAAATGGGAGGAGTTGGTTGTATTCATCGATTTATGTCTATTGAAGAACAAGTAGCACAAGTGAAAAAACTAGTTGCATATCGAGACACTGACCTCACTCTTTCACATCTTCCTATTATGGCAGCAGTTGGAGTTGTTGGTGATTATCTTGATCGAGCAGTAGAACTTGAAAACGCAGGATGTAACATTATTTTAGTTGATGTTGCCCATGGCCACCACTCTAATATGGAAGTGGCATTGGCTGAATTAAAGGCAAATCTAACTGAAGGAGTTACTGACGTAATTGCTGGAAATATTGCTACCGCAGAAGCTGCAGAAGATTTGATTAATTGGGGTGCAGATGGACTTCGAGTTGGTATTGGAGGAGGTTCTCTTTGTACCACTCGTATTAAAACAGGGTTTGGTGTTCCAAATGTAACTTCTATCGAAGAGGTATTTAAAGTAGCAGAAGGTGCAGGTGTGCCAATTATGGCAGATGGTGGAATCAAATCATCTGGAGATATCGCTAAAGCATTGGCAGTTGGAGCAGATTGCGTGATGGTTGGTTCGTTATTGGCTGGAACTAAAGAATCTCCAGGCGCAATTTTGGAAACTCCACAGGGTCTTTACAAAAGATATCGAGGTTCTGCATCACTAGAAACTAAAGTCACACATGGTCAGAAGTCAAGAAATGTGGAAGGCGAGTCTACCACAATTCCATTTAAAGGTGGTGTCAAATTTATTATCAATGGTCTAACCGATGGAATTCGATCAGCATTTTCATATGCAGGTTCTGACAATATTATTGATTATTACGCACGTGCAGATTACAATGTAGTAACTAACGCAGGTCTTGCTGAGGCAAAACCACACCTTATTAAATAATTTTAACATTTAAAACTTTCGGGTTTAAAATTCTTGTGGTATATTAGTACTGTATTTAAAACAAACAACAAATGGTTTATCTAATTTATTTTGCGATTGTGACTTACATGTTCTATCTTTCTTATCAACAAGAATTTTAACATTTAAAATTTTCAGATTTAAAATTTCTGTGGTATATTAGCCATGTATCATTAATCAAAACAAAAACATGAATTACGAAATTGAACTTCTCCAAACTGCGGGTTACACTGCGAACGAAATTAATAACATGTCTCAGTACCGTCGCCGAAATTTGGCTCTTGAAATTGAGATGGAATTAGAGGCTATTGGGGAAAGTATTTAAAAAAACAAAAGAGTGGATAGTTAGTATAACTATTCCAATATGGTTCAGAGGTTTAAAGAAACCTAGAATCTGGAACGTTCTTTGACATAATACATAGTACTACGAATGCCCGAGTGGTGGAATTGGTAGACACGAGGGACTTAAAATCCCTTGGACAGTAATGTCCGTGACGGTTCGAGCCCGTCCTCGGGTACTAAAGAGAAGTAGTGAAGCTACAATGATATAGAAAAAGGTAAGGGTTAACCTCTATATCGTAGTAACCCCGAAAGACCCGAAACTTCTCTTTTTTATGGACCAGTAGCTCAGCTGGATAGAGCATCTGCCTTCTAAGCAGACGGTCACAGGTTCGAATCCTGTCTGGTTCACTAAAACATGGGGAGTTAGTCAAATAGGTACGACGCTCCAGCTATAAGGCCGAAAACATCATACTAGTTACGAGATGCGATTAGGCTTGTTGGCAGAAGTAGGGGTTCGAATCCCCTACTCCCCCGCTCTTAGATAGGTTTAACAACCGAACAACGAGGCGTCAAATCTCACGCCTACAAGTCGAAAGACGGAGTCTAAGTGGAGTAAATATGCCGGAATGGTGGAATTGGTAGACACGAGGGACTTAAAATCCCTTGGACAGTAATGTCCGTGACGGTTCGAGCCCGTCTTCCGGTACAAATCACAACACACATCGAGTCTTGCACCTCTACAAAATTAAAGGTGTTATCAATATGGGAATGTAGCTCAGTTGGTTAGAGCAGGACTCTTATATAGTCAAGGTCAGGGGTTCAAGTCCCTTCATTCCTACCGCGTGTGAGGTGAATAGATTTCGTAGCTCAGTTGGTAGAGCATTTGACTTTTAATCAAAGGGTCGTGGGTTCGAGCCCCACCGGAATCACATCGATGGTGACTATAGCTCAGTTGGTTAGAGCGCCTGATTGTGGTTCAGGAGGTCGTCGGTTCGAACCCGATTAGTCACCCTAACCTACCTTCGACGATATATACAATACCAAAAATAAAACATTAACATGCAAGGTATTGCTATTATTGGAAACGGAGAAATAGGTTCTTCTTTAGCTAGAGTTTATCAAGCAAAAGACATAGAACCTATGATTAAAGATTTAGATCTGGACACTGTAAATTCAAAGGTTAAGATTTTAAATATATGTTTACCTTATTCGGTAAAATTTGTAGAAATTACAAATGCATATATTGAAGAATATCAACCTGAAATTACAATAATACATTCTACTGTTCCTGTTGGAACTACTAAAGAATTAAATGGACCATGTGTTCATTCGCCAGTAAGAGGTGTACACCCAAATCTAAAACAAGGTATAGAAACGTTCTATAAATTTATTGGCTATAATAATACTCAAGATTTAGAAGTCGTAAAAGAACATTATAGTCAATTAGATATAAAATGGATTGAGGTAGAAAACTCAGATGCAACGGAGTTAGCTAAATTAACAAGTACTACGTATTATGGTTTATGTATTGCATGGCACGGAGAAATGAAGAAAATGTGTGATAAACACAATATTGATTTTGACGTGATTAATAAATGGACAGAAACTTACAATTCAGGATATATTGAATTAGATATGCCAGGAGTTGTAAGACCGAATTTATATCCACCTTCAAATGGTATCGGTGGACATTGTGTAATTCAAAACACAGAGTTATTATTAACTCAATTTGAAAGTATGGCGCTCGATCTTATAGTACAATATAAGAAGGGTAACAAATAGGTCTGGTAGTTCAGTTGGTTAGAATACATGCCTGTCACGCATGGGGTCGCGGGTTCGAGTCCCGTCCAGACCGCAAAATTGTACTTTGAAACAATTTTATCAAGACATATATAAAAATTGGCTGCCAGTCAAGTATTGGCCCCTTCGTCTATCGGTTAGGACGCCAGGTTTTCATCCTGGAAAGAGGAGTTCGATTCTCCTAGGGGCTACAATTTAATTGGGCTGTGGTGTAACTGGCAACACGTCTGGTTTTGGTCCAGAAGAGTCGGGGTTCGATCCCCTGCGGCCCAACAATTTAAGAATTAACATATTGACAATAATATGTTAATTTTTTTGATAAAATGTGAAACCTTTTTATTATATTGGGTATAATAGTCCAATTAACAAAGAATGAACAAAAATTCATTGAACACATTAACAAAATCTGCAAAATACTTAAACGCAGTAAGCTTTATCAAGAATCCTAGAGTTGTTTTTACAGCCGGATAGAGTTTTATATTAACCAAATTAATTTATTATGAAAAATTATATTTTAACGTTGGCCCTTGCGGTCTTAACAACAATCGGTGCTAATGCACAAAACACAAAAGGTGACTGGTACGTAGGTACTGGCGATATTACTAACACGGCTTGGACTGAGTTATCAATCCAACCAACAATCGGATATGCATTTGCTGACAACTATATGATCGGCATGAGTTTATCACAAGCAGACTCGACTGAGGATATGAATCTTGGTTTAGAAGGTAGATACTTCTACAAAGGTTTCTTCGGTTACGTAGGCCTAAATGATTTTGATTTCGATCAAGCATCATTAGGTGTAGGTAAAATGTTTGAGTTTCATAAAGGTGCAATGTACCTAGACCCAAAAGTTGTTTACGACTTAGGAGCAGAAACTACTAACCTTCAAATTGGATTTGGTTTAAAGTTCTAAACTAAATCTAATTTGGTTAAGTTAAAGCCCAAGTTTCTAGGACTTGGGCTTTTTTATGAAACATAGTTAACGGGCTCACATATAACATATATTTAAAACATAATAAAATGGAAGATAAAGATTGGAATCCAAATGACTGGCAAGGAAGGTCTAAAAAACAAGTAGAGACTAATGAGACATTAGCAGGTATTTCTGTGATAGGTTTAGTTGTTTTTGTAATTGGAACTTTGATTTACCAACTTATTACTAGTATTTAAAAACTAGATAAATAATAAGTGAAGCTAACTGATAGAGATATCGATAGAATTATCGAGATGGCGTGGGAAGACAGAACCCCATTTGAGGCCATAGAATTTCAGTTTGGTTTAAAAGAAAATGACGTAAGAAAATTAATGAGGTCAGAGATGAAAGAGTCCTCATTTAAGATGTGGAGAGAACGAGTTAAAGGTAGAAAAACTAAACACGGGAAAACAAATCCCGCTAATAGATTTAAATCAAAAAACCAAAAATAGACACCGTGCCACATGAAAAAGCACTTATTATTGATTACTATTATGTTAACAACATCCATGTCTGGACAAAATTTTATTTTACAAGAAAAAGATAAACAGGCACATTTTGCAGCAGGTATTGCAGTAGGAGCCTTAGGTTATCATTGGTCATATAAAAGGCATGGTAATAAAACAAGAGCACAAATAACAGCCGTGGCTGCTTCAATTTCCGCTGGTATATTAAAAGAACTATATGATAATAGAACTGGAGGAACAGTAGAAGGTAGAGATGTTCTAGCTACTTCGATGGGCGGTGCCGTATTTACAGTTACCATACCATTATTTCAAAAGAAAAAGAAATGAAAATAGGAATTACATGTTCTTCATTTGACTTATTACATGCAGGTCATATTAAGATGTTAGAAGAGGCAAAACAACATTGCGACTTTTTAATTTGTGCGTTGCAAACTGACCCGACTATTGATCGACCAGAAAAGAATCAACCCATTCAATCTATTATTGAAAGATGGGTGCAATTAGATGCTTGTAAACATGTCGATCAGATCGTACCATATGCCACAGAAAAAGATTTAGAAGATATTTTTATGTCATTTAAACTAGATTGTAGAATCATTGGAGATGAATATGAGACTAAGCATTTTACAGCAAAAGACATCTGTCTAAAAAGAGAAATAGAGATAATATATAATAGTC